ACATTATACGCCAACTTTACGCAAGGCGCAAGATTGCCCACCGTAGGGTATTGACATTCCGGCGACTTTCGGTTATACTAGACCCCAGGACGGGTCTTTTTTTTTGCCCGAGATCGCACGTAAAGTCGGTCTGGGCACACCGGGAGAAGGGAGACGCTATGACGAGAAGGCAACGGGAGAGGGTGCAGCCGGTGAGCCTGAGCCTGGCGCCCGGCGTTAGGGCACGGCTAGAGGAGCTGGCACAGCGGACGTTTCGCAGCAAGTCGGCGGTGGTCGCCCTGCTGCTGATGAACGCCGACATGGAGGACCTGCGGGGCCTCAAGGAGCGCGATGGGACCGAGTCCTGAAGCACGAGGGCGCGCATGGGGAGTGCTGCTCGGGGCCTACCGGGCGGCCAGGCAGAGAGGAGGGACGACGGATGCGCAAATGGTGGCGGAACGTCGGGCGCAACCCGGTGACGGGGTACAAGAGTCGGTGGTGGTGGCTGCCGGTGGCGGCTTGCCTCCCGATTGCGTTCTGGTTCCCGATAGGGACCATCATCTACGGCCTGATCGTGGGCAGCCTGCTGATCCCGCGTGAGCGGTAAGCAAAAGCCCCGGCCCGATGGTGGGTGGTTGCGGGCCGGGGCTGCAAGGGGACGATCAGCCGCCATTATAGGCGGTAGAGGGAGAAAAGCAAAATGCAGGTCAAGACGATCAGCGTGACCTACGGACGCAAGTGGAATCTAGGCTCTTTTGAGAGCATGCACATCGAGGCCAGCGCCTGGGCCGACCTGGACCAGGGAGAGGAGGAGCTGGGCGCCTACGCCCGGCTGTTCGCCGAAGTCAAGGACGTGGTGAAGGCGGAAGCCATGCCGGTGCTGCGCAAGACGACGGCGCGCGTCGAGGAAGTGTACGCGGGCCTGCCCGTGGCGGGCGGGGCCAAGACCAACAGCAATGGAGGCAAGTAGAGTGGCAATCCAACAGATCGCGGACCGCTCCCAGAGGAGCATCCTGCGAACCATCGGCAAGCTGCGCAAGGGCGACGTCAAGCCCGAGCGTGGGCCAGGCCGAGACCTGGATACCGTGTTCAGGTTCACGGCGGATGACCCAGCGGTCATGGCGGCGTTTATGAACGCCTACCACACCGACCGGGTGGAGAGCGTGCGGGCCTACCTGCCCTTTGCGCACGTGCGGGACAATTGGGACTACTGGATCGAAGGCTGGGCACGGGCCGGGCAACGCAATCGGCTGGTCTACCGCTGCGACGGCGTGGTCTGGGTCAAGTGGCTCGTGGCGGACGGCAGGAGCTACAGCCACGAGCGCAAGACCTGCCCCTACTGCAGCGGCGAGCAGCCGGCCAAGCCCGGCGACCACAAGCCGGTGGGCCGGCTGGCGCTGATTTTGCCCGAGCTCCTGAGCCGGGGCTGCGTGGGCCAGGTGACGCTAGAGACCCACGCGCTGACCGACCTGTACGCCATCGAAAAGGACCTGTACAACATCCAGACCCAGCGCACCGATGGCCGGGAGGACCTGCGCGGCATCGAGGTGATCATCCACCGGGTGCTGCGCGATATTCCCACCAAGGAGCACGGCGTGCGGACCCTGGGCGTGGTGACCGTCGAGCCAGTGGCCGAGTGGATCGAGGCCCAGGTGGCCCAGGCGCGCGCGGCGGCGCTGGCCATCGGGGTCCCGACGGGCAAGATCCCGGTGCTGGGCGGCGTGAACGTCGACCCGGAAACTGGGGAGCTCCTGGATGATGAGACCGAGGCGCCCTGGGATGAGGGGACCGAGCAGGGCAACGGCGCAGCGGCCAAGCCTGCAGCGGCCAAGCCTGCAGCGGCCAAGTCCCCGGCACCAGCCCCGGCCCCTGCGGCGCCTGCGGCTGGCAAGTCCCAGGCGCCCAAGGAATGGTACGAGACCCAGGAGGGCAAGGCGCGGGTCACGAGCCTGACAAAGGGACTGGAGATCAGCTCGGCAGAGGAGCTGGCCACGGCCAGCGGGGTGGCCAAGCTCCGCGATTTCCCCGGCACGCTCGACGATCTGTGCGACGCCCTGCGGGACTATGCCGCGGGCCGGGAAAGGGGCAACGCTGGCCTGCCCGCGGACTGGAATGGCAAAGACGAGAACCGGGCGACCATCGTGGAGTTCGCGGTGGCGGCGGCAGGGGCGCGGCAGATCGCGGCGCCGGGCTACAGGCACGTCCTGCAGGCGCTGGGAGTGGAGCGCCTGGCCGATTTCATGGGGACCTTCCTGCAGGCGCAGACCAAGATCATCGACCTGCTGGATGAGCCCGAGACGGGCGAGCCGGAGCCAGGGCCTCCGCCAGAGGGGATCGACGGGATCCCCGGCGTGGAGTCCATCGCATTCTAGGAGAGGGCCAACAGGCCCCGGCACGCGCCGGGGCCTCCTGATTCGTACAAGGAGAGACAAAGTGACAGAGCAAGAGACCATGGCCAAGGGGCTGGCCGAGCGGGCGCTGAAAGCCTATCACCAGGACCAGGCTGAGGCGGAAGCGGCGCGCAGGCGGGAGCTGGTCGAGATCGAGCGCAAAGTCCGCTACAACATGCTGGAGACCTTCGGGGAGACGCCCAAGGTCACGATGATCAGCCTTCGCGAGGGCTGGGCGACCTTCCGGGACGGCACCAAGCTGGCGATCTGCCACCAGTACGGCAAGGAGTGGCGCCTGGCGGGGTGCTGCCAGGAGTGCGACGCCGTGGTTCCGGCGCAGGTGGCCAACAACATCTATGAGCTCGGGCACGCGCTGGCCGAGGGACCGGCAAGCCACTTCGGCGACGGGCGGGTGCTGTGCCGGGAATGCCGTCAGGCAGAGAACAGGGCCAAGGAGAATGATGGCTGGCTGGGGCTAGCGGAGCCCGAGCTCCAGATCGCGGCCAAGCTCTACCGGGTGGTGCAAGAGATGATCAGGAGGGAGGCGGAGTGACAGAGCAACTGACCGAGTACAAGGGACTGGCCGAGCGGGCGGCGGAAGTCTACCAGAAGCAGCGGGCCGAGCTAGAGGCGGCGCGCCAGGCGGATAAGGCCGAGTGTGCCGAGCTCATCCAGCGGCGGGCGGAGGCGCTGTTCGGGGAGAGCCCGGTCGTGGAGATGCTCAACAGCTACCAGGGCCTGGCCACGTTCGCGGACGGCACCAAGCTGCTGGGGACCCGGCTGAACCGCAGGACCTACTTCGAGCTAGTCGCGCCGTGCGAGACCTGCGGGAAGCGGACCCCGCTGTGGGAGGTCGACAGCCTGCACCGCCTGGGTGAAGTCCAGGCGCTGCTGCCGGGGGAGTATTACGACGACGGGTGGTGCGTGTGCCAGGACTGCCGAGTAGAGACCGAGGCGCGCGCGCAAGGGGAGCTAGAGGACCTGGCCCCACAGGAGCGCGAGCTGGCGGCCAAGATCTACAAGCTGCTCTACCGGATCGTGCGGGAGGTGGCCGAGTGAGCGAGCTAGAGCGCAAGATCGCGGATTTGGCAAAGCAGCGGGTGTCGGTCCTGGTCGCGCGGGCGCGGGTGGACGGGCTCCAGCAGGAGATGCAGGCCCTGGCCATCGCCGAGCAGCTACGCCAGGCGAGCAAGGTCCTGGCCGAGGCGCTGAACGGCGAGCAGTCGCTATCGGTTGCCGTGCGGGAGGAGGCGCTGCGTGCGTTCCGGGAGACGGGCGACAAGCGGCCAGCCGGCGGGGTGCAGATTCGCATCGGCAAGCGGGCCGCGTATGACCAGGCCAACATGGTGGGCTGGCTGCGGGCCAACGCGCCGGTCTACCTGGAGATCGACCCGCGGCGCACGGCGGACGTGGTGGGCTACCTGGCGGGCGCAGACGACACCGCCAACTGGCTACAAGTGAACGACGCGGCGCTGCAGAAGGCCAAGGAGAGCCTGCCGGGGGCGCCGCTAGACATCGTCACCGAGCCGTCGGTGGCGATTAGCGGCACGCTGGAGATTCCAGAGGAGCCGGTGGAGACAGAGGGAGGGGAGCTATGAACAAGTACCGAGTACACCTACGCTTTACCGAGCCCATCCTGGGCACCGTGCCGGGCAACCCGGACATCTACAAGGAGCACATCCAGAGCAAGCTGGAGGCAGAGGGGAACGACAACGGGAGCGCCACGGACATCGAGGATGAGATGGAGACGCTCCCCGAGGCGCTGGAGAAGGGCACCACCGGGTTTCACCGCCTGGAGGATGGCGCCCCGGCGCTGTACGACTATGCCATCAAGGGGTTCTTCAAAGACGCCTGCAGCATGCTCAGCCGGGACCCCGAGTCCGGGAGCGCCAAGCTGAGGGCGTTTCGGAAGGTGATCGATGGGCTGGTGTTCGTATTCCCCAGGCTCATCCGCCTGGAAGTGCCCGAGGCGGAAGCGATCAGCATCCTGGTGCGGCCCTTGCGGGCACAGACCGCCAAGGGCGAGCGCGTGGCGCTGGCGGCGAGCGAAGCCTGCCCGGCGGGGACCACCTGCAGCTTTGAGATCCTGGCCCTGGGGAAGATCCCGAAGGGCCTATTCCGGGAGTGGCTGGAGTACGGCGCCCTGCGCGGCCTCGGCCAGTGGCGCAACGCGGGCTATGGGCGATTCGAGGCGACCTTAACGGAGGTCGAGGCGGCGCAATAGCTGGGCGGCACATGGCGACGCGCCGCGCGGCGTCGCATCGCACGGCAGAGGCATAGCGTGGCCTAGCTCGGCAAAGGCACTGCACCGCGAGGCAGAGCGACGCGTGGCAAAGGCAACGCGCGGCGGCGCGCCGCAGCGCAGCGAAGCACAGCAAAGCAAAGGCGGAGCGGAGCATCGCGAGGCAACGGCTTGGCGCAGCGCAGCGAAGCACAGCAAAGGCGAGACGGGATGCGAGCGGGAGTGGCCGGGGGCCACCAAATCAGACAAGGCTCAATAGGAGGCACGATGTTCAAACTACTGGGGGTGTTGGCGTTCTTGGGTTTCTGCGGGCTGCTGTTCGTGGCGGCGCCGCCTTTGGGGATCGGCCTGCTCGTGATTGGAGTAGCGGTCAAGATCTTGATGAGATGAGGCGCGGCAAAGGCATGGCGAGGCGACGCCCAGCATAGCAAGGGCAAGGAAATGCACTGCTTAGCCCAGCAAAGCAAGGGCATGGCGTAGCTCCGCCACGCAGGGCAAAGGCACCGTAAGGGAGGCGCTGCAGAGCGGCGCCTCCAAGACAGACACAGGAGGGAGACGTGTACCAGCAAGGGGCGATGTTTGCGAAGGCGGGCCTGGGCGGACCCACCAACTACTGCGAGCGGTGCGGGCGGGCGCTGAGCAACCCGACATCGCGGCAGGCAGGGATGGGACCCATCTGCCGCCACAAGGTGGGGCGCGGCAGTGGCCAAGGGCAAGAGGAGGACATCGCGGACCGTACTATCGGCTCGCCGCTAGAGGCGGGCATCATCATCCGCCGGGGAGCGGACGGGGTCACGGAGACCAACGTGCCGCACCTGGTGGTGGAGCACAGCCCGAGCGGCTACGAGTTCGGCTACGCCGGCAGCGGACCCGCGGACTTGGCGCTCAACCTGGCCGAGGCCATCCTGCGGCGAGAGGGCTACCGCGGGGAGGAGGTCAAGACGTGGGACGGCGGGCGCTGCCTGCGGCTGGCCTACGAGATCTACCAGGAGGTGAAGTGGCGGTGGATCGCCACCATCGAGCGGGTGGAAGGGGTGACGCTGGACTACCAGGAGGTCGCGGACTACGTCAAGATGCAGGCGACCAAGGTGCTGGCGCGTGAGGTGGCTCAAGCCCAGGGCCTGTCGCTATAGGGAGGGAAACGATGGAAGGGTCCGTGGAGTCGAACAAGGCGACGACGCCGCGCTGGCGCCTGGCCGGTGACGAGGGCGGCCTCGTGGTCACCCGCCATGGCGTGACCGTGCGCTGCGTCTGCGGGGACCTGATCCCGCCACCGACCGGGCAGGAATTTTGCTGCCCCAGGTGCGGCATGGAGTGGCGCATTCGGCTGCAGTGCCGCGAGTGGCAGAACGACTGGCAGGAAGCCCGCGGGGGCTGAGTAAAAAGAGGGAGAGACAAACGTGGAGTTGAGATTTGAGAGCTTCGCAGAGACAAAGTCCTTCGTGCGCAAGCAGCGCAAGGACACCAAGTGGAGCGCGCGCGGCCATTTCACCGTGGTCGAGGCGCAGATGCCCGTGCCAGGGGCCAACAAGACCCTGCGGGGGCTCGGGTTCGCCAAGTACAACCCGAACGACGCGGCCCTGGTGAATGAGCGCGGGCAGCCCGCGCTCCCCTTTGACTATGACCGGGGCTACCAGATCGCCTTCGGGCGCGCCGAGGCCGAGATCGCCAAGCAGCTATGGAACGCCTCGCGGCTCCGGATCGACGTGGCGACGATCTCCTGGGATGTCGTCAATCGGCCCGCCAAGTTGGCGGTGCTGGTGGTGGGTGCTTCCGGCGATTGTGCCCCTGAACAGGCCGAGCCGGACCCAGACGACGTGCCGTTCTAGGCGGCCAGGCCCGCCTCGCTCGACCAAGGGTGGGGCGGGCCTTGACTTTGTGTCGGGCATAGGATACACTACGGGAGCCACAGAGCGGGCAGGCAGGGCCGGACCCAAGTGACGCTATAGCCCAGCGGGCTGCCGACCCGTAAGGTCGGGGCGAAAGCCCCCCCTTGTCTCCCTGATTCTGTGGCAGGTTTCCGGGACCACGAGTCGGCAGCCCAGTGCGCTATAGCGTCTTTTTTTCCGCTCGCTAACACGACAAGAGGTCGTGCTGGGGCGACCCAAGGCTAAGGAGTGCTCGGCGTGAGTTCGGTGATTGCACCAGAGAGCGCCAAGGAATACCTGGACGCGCTCGTCAAGGCAGCCGAGGCGGAGGAGCAGGAGCGGCAGCGCTGGCAGTCCGGCGCCGCGGAGTCCCTGCCACCGGAGCCCGAGTACCAGTTCTCCTATGATCTCCTGCGCGGCGAGCCACCCGCGGCGGTCTACACCGAGCCCATCACCCTGGACGCGGCGAGGGAGCGCGTCGAATCGGCCCTCGACGCCTATCTGGATGAGCCCGAGCCGGACTACGCCCTGCTGATCAAGGCGCTGCCGGGGACCGGCAAAACGACGGCGGGCGTGCGGGCCAGCGAGATCCTGGCGACCAAGCACCAGCGGGTGCTGTACGCGGGGCCGCGGCACGATTTCTACGGCGACATCATGGAGATCGCCGCCGACCCCGACCTATGGTACGAGTGGCTGCCCCGGCAGGCCGAGAGCGAGACCAAGATCGAGACCTGCAAGTACGCCGAGCAGATCGATCTCTGGCTGACGCGCGGCTACCGCGGGATAGACTTCTGCGAGCGCATCTGCGGCTGGGACCACGTCGGTAACGGCTGCGTCTACCACGGCCAGAAGAAGCGGCACGAGCCCTGCATCTTCGGCCAGCACCAGCACGTCTCGATGGGCCACCCGCTAGAGTTCTCCGTGGTCATAGGCGACGAATCGCCGCTGGGGGCCTTTTGCTGGGTGCGCAGAATCCCAGGCCGCTGGGTGACGGTTCCGGGGATCGCCAAGGGCCATCCGCTGGCTGTCGTCCTCACCGGGCTGCGGAGCCTGTGCGAGCAGGGCGTGACCACCGATGGGGAGAGCCTGCTGGGGCACCTGGGCGGCGCGGCGTTCGTGGCCCAGGCGTGCGCCGAGGCCGACATACCCCTGGACCCGCACTACCTGGCGCCGGACATCCAGAACGCCAAGGACGTGGCCGAGGTGCCCTACGCCTACCTGCACCAACTAGTGCCCATCCTGGAGCGGGAGGCCGGGGCCGCGGCCCAGGGGATCCAGTATCTGCACCGGGTGGTGGTACACAAGGGGCACCTGCAGCTTTACCTGCGGCGCCCGGTAGACGACAAGCTCCCACGCTACATCGCCTGGCTGGACGCCACGGCAGACGAGCGCATCTACCGGGCCTGCCTGCAGCGCAAAGTCCGGGTCGTGGACGCCCAGCCCGAGCTCAGGGGCCGCATCTACCAGGTGTGGAGCCGGGCCAACGGCAAGGGGACGCTGCTGAGCAAGGAGGGCGTGCTGACGCCCAAGGCCGGACAACTAGAGGCCCAGGTGCGGCGCGTTATCGAGCGGGGTGGTTACCAGTCGCCTGCCATCATCAGCTTTCAGAAGGTGGTGGACGGGACCCCGACCTTCGAGGCCATGCCCAATAGCCATTTTTACGCGGCCAGGGGGACCAACGCCCTGGAGGACTGCGACGCGCTGATCGTGGCCGGGACGCCACAGCCCAGGGCCACGGACATCCAGACCATCGCCGTGATGCTGTTTCAGGAGCGGCTAGAGGCATTTACCGCGCATTGGAGCGCCAAGTGGCAGAGCTACAACTACATCGGCCCGGACGGAAAGGGCGCCCGGTGGCCGGTGGGCGGGTTCTGGGGCGAGCCCGACCTGGTCGCCGTGCTGTGGAGCCTGCGCGAGGCCGAGATCATCCAGGCGGCGCACCGGGCCAGGCCGGTCAACAGAGAGGTGGATATCTGGCTGCTGACCAACCTGCCCGTGCGGGAGCTCCCGCCGACCGAGCTCATGTCGCTACGGGAGCTATACGGCGCGCCCGAGGGCGTGCGGGTCTTTGGCTGGTCGGGCGCGCTGGACTGGGCCAGGAGCTGGCCCGAGCCCCACTTCACCACCGGCGACATGGTGCGGGGGATTGACATCGACTGGCACACGGCGCGCAAGTACGTGCAGGCGCTGGCCCAGGAGCACCCCGGCGAGTTCCGCCTGATCCAGGCCGAGCCTGGCAGGGGCTGCGGCAGGCCGGGATTGGTCGTCGAAGTGCTGGCCAATTCCGGCCAAACCCCTTGACATTGGCACGGTGCTGTGCTATTATATGCTCACGTTCTGTCAAGATGGAAGTGAAAGGGGGGCGACATGCTACGGGACTACCAGCAGAAGGCGGTGGACGCGGTACGGGCCGAATGGGCGAACGGCGTTCAGAGCACCCTGGGGGTGGCGGCGGTGGGCGCGGGCAAGACGAACGTCTTTCTGGCGCTGCTCGTAGAGGAGCTCACGAAAAACCCCAAGGCGCGGGCGCTGGTGCTGGCGCACCGAGAGGAGCTGATCTACCAGCCCATCGAGCGCCTCTACCAGTTCTGGCCCGAGTGGAAGGGTCAGGCCGGGGCGGTGATGGCCGAGTACGACGAATGCGACCGGCGCATCGTGGTGGCCACGGTTCAGACCCTGAACAGCGGGAATCGCCTGGCCAGGGTCCTGGCGCACGGCGCCATCGACTACGTGGTCACGGATGAAGCGATTCACGCCGTGGCCGACACCTACCAGGCGGTCTACCAGGCGCTGCGGGAGGCCAACCCGGACGTGCGGCACCTGGGCGTCACGGCCACGCCCATGCGCGAGGACAAAAAAGGGATGGCCGAAGTCTACGAGAGCGTGGCCTTCAAGTACGGGCTCAAGGAGATGATCAAGGCGGGGTGGCTGGTGCCGCCGCGCTGGCTGGCGATTCACGTCAAGCTGAGCATCAAGGGCGTGAGCAAGCACGACGGGGACTACAGCGCCAAGGGCCTGGGCTCGGTGTACGAGTGCGACAACTGCTTCGACCTGGTGGTGGCGAGCCACCACAAGTACGCCCAGGAGCGGCAGGCCATCGCCTTTACACCGACGGTCGACGGGGCCTATCGGCTGGCGGCCAAGTTCCGCGAGGGCGGGATCGTGGCCCAGGCCGCGGACGGCACCACGCCGCGGGAGGAGCGGCGGCGCGTCCTGACCGATTTCCGGGCGGGCAAGACCAAGGTGCTGGTCAACGTCGGGATCTTCACGGAAGGGCTCGACATACCGCAGACAAGCTGCATCCACATGGTGCGGCCCACCGGGAGCGACGCCCTGTATACCCAGTGTCTGGATGATGCAACCGAGATACTGACTAAGCGTGGCTGGATGGGCAAGGACCAGATTGCCAAAGATGATCTGGTCGCCGGACTGGATCTCGGGAAAAACGCGATTTGCTGGGCTGCAATGCAGCAGAAGATCGAGCGCTCCCTAGCCCCTGGGGAGCGCATGTATGGTCTGTTTTCGGATTGTGTTGATATCCGTGTGACCGGTGGCCATCGCATGATCTATCGCAACAAAAACGCGGGAGCCAAATGGCGGATTAGCACGGCAGACGAAATGGCCAAGCGGAAGAGCGACTATGTCATCCCTGTAGCGGGGCACGAGAAGGTCGAGGGCTTGCCGCTTACGGATCACGAGATTCGTTTCATTGCCTGGGTTATGACAGATGGCTGCATCAACTCGTTGAATGGCCAAATCACAATCAGTCAGGCAGAACATCAGCCCTACCACCAGCAGATCGAAGACACGCTCAAGCGATGTGGCTTCAAGTATGGCGTTCATCGCCAGTGCGGTGCCTCGAACTTTCGGCGGCGTTCGGCGCAGATCAACTATACCGTATCCAGGGGGCAGCCACGAGGCCGGGACAAGCACCTCAGCGGCTGGGGACGTCTGGAGCCCTATCTGAGTAAGGGCTTCTCCCCATTGCTGGAAGAGATGGATGAACGCCAACTCGCTGTGCTCCTGGAGACGGTCAACTTCGCAGATGGCAGCAAACAACATCAGCAATACATCTCCAAGGGTCGCCCTTGGACGCGACGCACACTTACCATACACAAGGGCAATCGACTGTTCGTGGAAAGACTTCAGGGTCTCTGTGTGCGCCGTGGCTGGCGCTGCAATGTTGTTGAAGCGACTAGCTCAGCCGGGAAGCCGTTCTTTCGCCTTCACGCGTATCGGGAGACAGACCGCTATGTGGGAGGACAGACGGCCGGGGCCTATGATGGCCGACCGGTCCTGCATGAAGTCGCGGCGGTGCCTGGGGAGGTCGTCTGGTGTGTGCAGAACGAGCTCGGCACGCTCGTGACTCGACGTCATGGCAAAGTGGCTATCCTGGGAAACTGCATCGGCCGCGCGTTGCGGCTAAGCCCCGGCAAAGAGGACGCTTTGGTGCTCGACTATGTGCCGCTAGAGGCGCGGAACCTGACTCTGATGGGCGACATCCTGGGGCTCGACACCCGCAAGGAAGTGTACATCGCGGACCCCGAGCAGGCAGAGGAAGGGGACGTGCTCGGCGGGTTCACCTTCGACGGCAAGACCAAGTGGATGAGCGGCGACCCGATGGAGATCATCAGCCGCCAGCTAGACTACCTGCAGCTTTCAGCCTTCGCCTGGCACCAGGACAATAGGAGCGGCTGGCTCACCCTGGGGCTGGGGGAGGCCCGGGACGGGATCGAGCGGACCCTGGCGATTAGCAAGCCGGACGCGGACGGCCAGTGCGAGCTTTGGCTGGTCTGGACCAACCGGCAGGCGCTGGGGCACGGGAACCAGGCGGTGCTGGGCCAGGTGGGGACCTTCGAGGAAGTGAGCGAGCGGGCGGACCTGCTCATCGAAAAGTATCACAACGCGGCCCTGGCAGCCCGGTCGCGCGGGTGGCGCAAGCAGCCCGCGAGCCCAGGCCAGGCCAAGTTCGCATCGAGCCTCAAGGTTTGGCAGGAGGGCCTGACCAAGGGGGCCTGCGCGGAAGTGATCACCCACGCCCTGGCGATGCGGGCGATCACCAGGATGCAGAAGCGGTTCGGCCAGGGGGCTCCGTTCGTGGGCGAGCCGAGCCCCTATTTCGTAGCAGCCGGGGCGGCAGAGTAGCTGCCCCGCCAACGCGGCAGAGAGGAGCGGATACGATGGACCTGTTTCACGCTTACTCAAACAGCGGCAAGGGCGGCTGGCGCTGCCCTTGCTGCCGACCAGGCGGCGGATTTCGCAAAGTCCTGCGGCGGGCGGCGCGGCGCCTGATTCGCCGTGCCGACCGGGCCGAGTGGCAGAGGGAGGGACACCTGCAATGAGCGAGAACAGCTTATTCGCGCGGTTGTGCGCGCGCCTGGCGGCGAATCCCGACAGCCAGGGGGAAGTCCACGTGGACTGCCCGTTCTGCGGCAAGGAGGCCAAGCGGGGCCAGACCCACGCCAGCTTCAGCGAGCGGGGATTCCATTGTTTCGTTTGCGGCCAGGGGACCAGCCTGGCCCACTTGGCCGAGATGCTGCTCGGGAGAGAAGCCCCGGAGCCTGTCGTGCCCGCATATCCGCGGCAGACCGAGCGGGCGCGCAAGCCGGTGGTGCCGGGGCGGCTGGATGAGTTCAGCCGGCTGGCCGAGCTCTACGCCTCCTCGACCGTGGCCCTGGCCTACTGGCTCAAGTACAAGCCGGTGCCCGAGGAAGCGGTCAGCGCCTATCGGCTGGGCCTGGGGGCCTACCCCAAGCACATGAGCCGCTGTGAACACCAACGCCTGCAGGTGCCGCTGATCGCCCAGGGGAAGGTGGTCGGGTTCCGCGGGCGCCAGTTGGTCTGGCGCTGCTCCTGCGGCAAGTGGCTGAGCCCGAGCGGGAGCCGGATGATCCTGTACAACGGGGAGCGCCTGACCGGGGAGCCGCACGAGGGCATGGGCTACGCCTACGGCTGGCGGCCCATCGCGGGCAAGGTGCTCTTCATCGTAGAGAATCCCATCGACGCCCTGCTGCTAGAGGCGCGCTACCCCAGGGTCTGCGCCGTGGCCACCCTGGGGGTGACGATCTGGCAAGCCGCCTGGACCGAGCTCGTGGCCAGGGCCAGGCCGGGGCTGGTGATCGTGGCCTACGATAATGACCGGCCAGGGAACGGGGGCGGCCAGCGCGGCAAGGAGGCATGGCTGGCGGACCCGAAGCACAAGCAGGACATCGTGCCGAACGGCATCCGCCTGGCCAACCGGCTGCTGGAAGCCGGGGTCCGGGCACGGTTGGTGCAGTGGGCCGGGTACCCGCTGAAAACAGACGTCGGTGACGCACTGAAGGGAGCGACGTGCCGGAGTTGATCGGCTGGATCTCGGTCCTCACGACTGCGGCCTTGATCGGGGCGGTCGTGGGGCTGGTGTGGCTGGTAACAAGGACCCAGGAAGGGGGAGACGATGAGTGAGGGACTGAAGAAGGCGGCGATCATGGCCTACGCGGATGCCAGGGCCAAGCTGGGCAGGCAGGCGGTGCGTGATTTCCGGCGCTGCTTCAAGACCAGGCCCGACCACGTGGCGGCCAGGGATGCAGACACCACGGTGTACGTCACCGCCAACGGGCTTGAATTCGAGGGGCGCTACGAGCGGACGCCGTATGGCAACTGGTGGACCTGGACGCTAAGGGGCCAGGAGGTCTACACCCTGGTCGACGTGGGGCGGGTCATTTGCGGGAGGGGAGCATGAGGGAGAGACCGATCGTTTTCAGACCCGAGATGCTGCGGGCGATCCTCGCGGGGCGCAAGACAGAGACCAGGCGGCAGCGGCTACGAATACAAGCGCAATGGCTGGAAACTTGCTCCTTCGGCAAGGCGGGGGACCGGCTATGGGTCCGCGAGGCGCTGTCTGGGTGGGGCGACTATGCGCGCTACGCGCTGGATGGCGCGGTCGTCTATCAGGGCGCAAACCCGATCCGCTGGGAGTGGCAGCGAGCCAGGCTCCAGGCCATGTTTATGCCCAGGCGCGCTGCCCGCTACTTCCTGACCGTCAAGTACGCCTACCCCAAGTACCTGTGGGACATCGACCAAGAGGGCGCCCAGAGGGAGGGGTTCGGCAGCGTGCAAGAGTTCGCCGGCTATTGGGACAAGCTGAATGAGCGCCGGTATGGGGCGGCGTGGAAAGATGACCCGCGTGTGTGGGTGATAGGATTCGAGCTAGAGGAGGCCAAGTGATGCTCAAGGGAGACAAGCCAAGCGAGTATTTTCTCGGCGCCATCCTGCGCGCCTACGACACGGCGCGGCGCCATAAGCCAGAGGAGAGCCCGAGCCCGAGCGCGCTGTGGGACTACATCTGCATGGAGGCGCTGCGCCGGGGGACCGGGGGATTCGAGATCCTGTTCACCTGGGACCATTCGCGGGCCAAGGACAAAAACCGCATCGGAACGATCATCGAGGTCATCGAGGCCGGATACGTGCCCGGATTGAAGCTGGCGCGGGGCAAAAGGGGCGGGTTCCTCGTGGTAGAGCTAGAGAAGCTGCAAGAGGAGGTCAAGTGAGCGAGAGCACCAAGACCGAGATCCTATACCGGGTCATCGACGGCATCGTCTACCCGGCGCACAACGGTGTGCCGCTGCAGCACAAGCGCACGGGCCGCATCGCCGCCTTCCGGGAGGAGGCGCGGGCCAACGGCAAGCTGTACTATACGTGCGAGCTCCCGCCGACCAAGCAGGGCTCGCACTACCTGGTCTACGCGGCAGAGGAGTGGGCTGTGCCGGAAGGGGTCGTGGTATGAAAGTAGATCTGACGGAAGGGAGCGAGATGGGTGACAGATTCAGGGCGCTGGCGATAGCGAAGGTGCTGGCCGAGAGGGCGCGGCAGGATGAGAAGTGGGGCCAGCGGAACCACGGCGACATAGCCTGGAGCGTGATCTTGGGCGAGGAAGTCGGGGAAGCCTGCAGGGCCATTCTAGAGGAAGGGGACGTCGAGCGCGAAGTGGTACAGATCGCCGCCGTGGCCGTGGCCTGGCTGGAGGCGATCTATCGGCGCCAGCTTAGGACGCGGGAGCTACAGCAACAAGGAGAGCAGCATGCGTAAGATGATCGTTCTAGCACTACTACTGGTGGCCCTGGCGGGCTGCACCAGCCCGACCGAGATCGGGCCTTACGGGGTGCACAAGTGCCCGCCGGGCTGCATCCACGGGCGCGTCATGTGCGTGTGCTGGCGATGAACCAGGAGCGGCACGAGCCCAAGGACGCCATCCAGCGGGTCTGGGTCGACGAAGCCCGCGAGATTGACCCCGAGGCGGTGCGCAAGGTGGCCGAGTACATCGGGGGCCAGATGCGCAGGAACATCGAGGGCGGGATGCTGGCCATCATGGCGGGCGTCGCGCGGGCGCTAGAGGAGGCGCAATCGCAGTGGTTCGCCGAGGTGCGGCGAGCAGCCGCGGCTTTGCCCGGCGCCTGGGGGGCGCCGGGCGCCACCGACACCTGGGCGGCGCCGACTGCCCAGGATTGGGCCGAGTTCATGGAGGAGCTCCAGGAGGAGTTCGGGGTCGAGCCCAAGCCAGAGCAGCCAGCGCCCTGGCTAGGGCTACAGCCCCGTCGGCTGCCCGAGCGGGGGCGAGTGGAGCGCCTGCCCAAGCGGGCGAGGCAGCGATGGAGCCCGCCGGGGCGTCGGGGCTAGGGGCCAAGGGGAATAATGGGAATTACGTCTATATATATATAGACGTAATTCCCATTATGATAACGGGTCAAGTAAGAGAGGGGCCGGGAATAAGTGGAATTACGTCTATATACGTAACCGCGTTTATTATAACGTGTCAAGCAAGGGAGCGGCATGTACAAGCATGGGCAAGTGGATGAGAACCAGGCCGAGATCGTCTCGGTCTTCCGGGGACTAGGGGCCAGCGTGGCCATCACGTCCGACCTGGGGGCCGGGTTCCCGGACCTGGTGATCGGCGTAGAGGGCGAGACCGAGCTCGTGGAGGTGAAGCGGCGCAAGGGCCGGCTGACCCACGACCAGGAGGAGTGGTTCGACGCCTGGCGGGGCCGCAAGCCGGTGGTCGTGCGCAGCATGGGCGACGCGGTCGACCTGGTAAGGGACATGAAGCTGCGGGCCAGGCGCGCCTTTGTGGCACGCGTCCGACCGTGCCCAGAGCAGTAGTGGCCTGTACGCCAGGTCGGATATACGCTATAATCGAGAGGAGAGAGACATGTGGATCTTTTGTGAGGCGGGCTTCTTCAGCGCCGTCCAGCACCAGGCCAGTGAGGTGACCATCCGGGCCAGGTGCCGAGAGGACCTGGAGGCCCTGAATGTCTGGTGCCCGCGGATGGGCGCCATCGTGGAGACGCCGGGCCGGGACTATGCCTATCGCGCCACGGCCAGCAAGGCCGATTGGGCGGCGGCGGTGGCGATTCTGGCCCAGGACATCGACTATCCCAACTTCAAAGAAGCCGCGCGGCGCCGGAACAGGCTGCCGGGCCGGTTGGCCGCCTACCACCAGATCTGGGAGGCGCTGCGCAACTGGCAGGCATCGCTCAAGGGCAAGGGCAAGGGGCGGGGCCAGCGGCAGCGGCGGCTATGGACGGACCCAGATGAGCCCTGGTGGATGGCAGAATCGCATCGTTGAGCAAGGGGAGGCGGACCCGAACGTCCTCCTCCCTAATCCCCTGAATTGGCGCGCCCACCCGGCAGAACAGAGCCAAGTCCTGGAAAGCGTTCTGGAGACGGTCGGGTGGGTGGACCGCATCATTGTCAACAAGCGCACAGGCCGCCTGGTCGACGGCCACCTGCGGGTGGCGCTGGCCAAGCGGCGCGGTATTCCCCAAGTCCCGGTTTCCTACGTGGACCTTTCAGAGGAGGAGGAGCGCCTCGTCCTCGCCACCTTCGACCCCATCACCGGCATGGCACTGGCCGAGCAGGCCGTACTCAACGACCTGCTAGAGCAGGTCTCGACGGACAACCCCGTGCTGCAGGGATTCCTGGACGCCATGGCCGCGGCTCCGGACGCCGAGCTAGAGCAAGTCCCCGATGATTGGGAGCAGGAGGAGCAGGGACCGGCCCTACAGTCGCCACCCGAGGCCCTGCGAGAGAAGTGGGGCACGGCCCTGGGCCAGCTCTGGACTGTCCCGAGCCGGACGCTCCCCGGCGGAAGCCATCGGCTGGTTTGCGGCGACGCCGCCAACTCTCGAGTTGTGGCCCGGCTGATGGGGAGGCACCGGGGCCGCTGGATGTGGACCGACCCGCCATACGGCGTGGACTATACCGGGAGGACCAAGGACCAGCTCAAGATACAGAACGACCTGGCGGGCGGGCTGGGCGAGCTCCTGGCAAACGCCTTCCGCCTGGCGGACCGCTACCTGGTGGAGGGGGCGCCCGTCTACATCGCCCACCCGGCGGGGCCGCTGAGCCTGGTCTTTGGCGCCACCGTCCTGGCCGTGGGCTGGCATTTTCACGAGACCCTGGTCTGGGTCAAGAACAGCATGGTGCCGGGCCACAGCGACTACCACTACAAGCACGAGCCGGTGATGTACGTCTCCAAGGGCGAGCGCCTCTGGTATCCGGACAGCGGGGAGCCGGGGGGCCAGCCCGAGCTACCCCAGGTCGTCCAGCAGGGACTACGAGCCAAGGGCAAGGACCCGGCGGACTACCCCAACCGGCATGGATTCATCCTCTACGGCTGGAAGGGCAAAGGGCGCAAGTGGTACGCGGGCCGGGACCAGACCAGCGTATTCGAGGTGGATCGCCCGTCGAGGAGCGCGCTGCACCCCAACATGAAGCCGCCAGAGCTGATCGCGCGGCACCTGCGCAATTCGAGTCAGCAGGGCGACATAGGCTACGAGCCCTTCACCGGCTCCGGGAGCACCTTTGTGGCCGCCGAGCGCATGGGCCGCCTCTGCTACGGGGCCGAGCTCGACCCCTGCTACGTGGCGGTGGCGCTGCAGCGGCTGGCCGACATGGGGCTCAAGCCCGAAAAGGAGACACATGGCTGAGTGGCAGATTCGGGTGGTCGGGTCGGGGCTGGTGGATCCCAGGGCCCTGATCCCCAACCCCTACAACTGGCGCCTGCACCCGGTGAAACAGCAGGAGGCCCTGGAGGCGGCGATCAAGGACGTGGGCTACCTGCGCTCGGTGACCGTGAACCAGCGGACGGGCCACCTGCTCGATGGGCACCTGCGCGCCGAGATGGCCATCCTGGCCGACATTCCTGAGATCCCGGTGGAGTACGTCGACATCGCGCCGGAGGAGGAGCCCGAGGCGCTGGCATCCCTGGACCCGCTGGCGGCCATGGCCCAGGCGGACCCGCAAGCCCTGGACGCCCTGCTGCGCGAGGTGTCCACCGGGGAGGAAGCCCTGCAAAAGCTGTTCGCCGACCTGGCGGAAGAGGCGGGCCTGTACAAGGAGGAGTATGCCTTCATAGGCGACCAAGAGCAGGATGGCGCCGACGGCGAGACGGGAGAGCAGGCATCGGCCCGCGCGGCGGCTGAGGACAGCTCGCTCTTCGCTCAGTTCCCCGTGGCCATCGTGCTCAACCGGGAGGAGTTCAATCGCTGGCGGCAGATCAAGCAGGACCTGGGGGCCACCGGCGACAAGGAAGCCTTTAAGCTGCTCTGGCCAGGGGAGGGCGGCGATGCCGGGTAAGGGGCGCAGCGACAAGTGGTGGGAGGTCTACGAGGCCGTGCGGCGCAAGGGCAAGAGCAAGGCGTCGGCGGCCAAGATCACCAACAGCGTGGTGCCGCCAGTGGCTGGCGCGTCGAAGCCCAAGCGCAAGCGGCGGGCCAGGAAGCCCTGAGAGGAGAGAGCCATGATCGTGCCCTACTGGGGCGAGTTCCTGGTCAACCCGGCGCCGCTAGAGCTGAGCCTGGGGACCTGCACCCACGGCTGTAGCTACTGCTTCGCCAACCTGAACGCGCCCAAGCGCCACGTTGACTACAAGGCGCTGATGCGGCTGCTGGCCGAGTACCGGGAGCGGGAGACCTACGTCGCCTACCTGCTGCAGCAGGGCTACCCCACGGTGGTCAGCAACCGGACCGACCCCTTCTGCCAGGCCAACGCCGAGCAGAGCCTGGCCGTTCTGGGCGTGATGACCGAGCTGGGGCTCCCGGTGATGGTACAGACCAAGGGCGGCGAGGCGGCGATGGAGGCGGCCAAGATGCTCCCGCCGTCGATCTGGTACGTGACGGTGGAGACCCTGGACGACACGATTCGCGCGCAGGTGGCGCCGGGAGCGCCGAGCATACCGACCCGGCTGCAGTTGATCTACGAGCTGGCCGACCGCGGCCACCGGGTGATCGCGGGCGTCAACCCCTGCGTGCCCGAGTGGATCGCGGACCCCGGCCAGATCATGTCGACGCTACGCGCCTGCGGGGCCTACGCCGCCTGGATCGAGCGCCTGCACCTGTACTACGCCCAGACGCGCAAGATGAAGCCATGGGCCAGGGATGCCCTGGGGGAGTACACCATCGCCCGCGCGCAGCAGCGACAGTGCGACGTGCTGGAGTTCGGGTTCATCATGCACGCGCGGGAGGCGGCCCAGGAGGCCGGGCTAGAGGTCTTTAGCGTGGGACAGCCGACCAAGAGCGGCTTTGACAAGCCCTTCCAGGATCTCTACCCGCGGACCTTCCCCACGGCCCAGGGCTGGATAAATCTTTGCTATGAGCTGGGCTGGACCGACCGGCTGATCTCCTACAGCGACTTCGCCGACTACTTTGTCCCGCGGCTGCCCGAGGGGCGCTGGCCCATCGACAGCTACCTGGGGAGCGTGGCGCACAACCTGTGGCGCACGCATAAAGTCCCGCCGCAGCTCACCTTCCGGGAGCTGCTGGGCATCATGTGGGTGGAGCCGCGGACGCGCAACTGCCCGGCGCGGGTGCCCTGCTTCGCCTACGCGGGGCGCAAGGAGGGGGAGGGCTGGGCGCAGTACGTGGATGAGCAGGAGATGCCCTACCTGGTGTTTAGCCCGGACGGGTTCGACACCCTGTACGCGGAAGTGGAGCTGGGGGTGCGCTGATGGCAGCAAGCGGCGGGACCTGGACCAAGGGCGGGGCGGCAGGGGCCACAACCCGCGTGTTCGTGCCCAAGGGGAGCACCGTGCAGGCCGTGCTGGGCGGCAACCGACCCAAGGGCAGCGCGACCAGCACGCCCTACCGGGCGGACAGCGTTGTCTTTCCTCCCGGCGGCCACGAGCAGGGGGCCATCAACGGCGTGGCCATGGGCAGCGCCAAGCCGGGGTTCTGGAAGGACGTGTGGGACGTTCCCGTGGGGGATGAGAGCTGGCCGCCGGGCAGCAAAAAGCGCAGCGCCGGGTGCGTGATCGTGGAGCCGGATGGGCGGGTCTGGATCTACGAGCCCAAGGGCCACTACGGCGGCTATCAGCACACCTTCCCCAAGGGCGGGCTGGATAAGGGTCTCACCGACCAGCAGAACGCGCTGCGAGAGGTCTTCGAGGAGACCGGGCTGCAGGCCGAGATCACCGGGATGGTGGGCCACTTCGAGGGCGACACCAGCACAACCCGCTTCTACCTGGCCCGGCGGATCGGGGGCAGTCCCGGGGACCAGGGGACAGAGAGCCAGTCGGTCAAGCTGGTGCCCAAGTCCGAGGCGGCGGTGCTACTCAACAAGCAGCGTGACCAGGACGTGCTCGCTGCGCTCGACCAGGTGGGCGGAAAGCAGCCATCGGCCAAGCCGGCGGCAGCTCCGGCGGCCAACCCCACGACGGCACCGGCGAGCAAGCCGGGGGAGGTCACCTGGCCCGAGAGCCCGGCGGCTACCACCACGGTCAAGAGCCTGGGGGGCTCCACCGGGACCAAGCTGGTGACAGCCGGGGGCCAGCAGTACGTGCTGAAGCGGGGCAACAGCCCCGAGCACCTGCTAGAGGAGAGCTACGCCGACGCGGCCTACGAGGTCCTCGGGGCCAGAGTCGCGCCCTTCAAGGTCTATCAGCAGCCAGGCGGGCCGGTGAAGCTGGCCGAGTTCGTCCAGGGCAAGGCGCTGGCGGACCTGCACGGGGTCGAGCGGCAGCGCGCCTACGCCAGCCTGCAGCGCAACTTTGCCGCGGACGCACTGCTGAGCAACTGGGACGTGATCGGGCTGGACGCCGACAACATCCTCTATGGCGGCGGCAAGACGTACCGCATCGACAACGGCGGGAGCTTGCGTTTCCGCGCTCAGGGCAAGGCCAAGGGCGACGCCTTCGGCAACTTTCCCATGGAGGTCTGGAGCCTCCGGGAGAGCAGCCAGGGCAAGCCGGTCTTTGGCAGCATGACCATCGGACAGGTCGCGGCCCAGGCCAAGGCGATGGCCGGGAAGCGGCAGCAACTCCTGGGCGTGATGCCCAAGGCGCTGCACGCCACGGTGGGGGCCAGGTTTGACCGCATGCAGCAACTGAGCCGGATTCACAGCGTGCTGAGCAGGCAGGGAGTCAAGGACGGCCAGATCGACGGGTTTGTGCGCAAGCTGTGGACCGGGGTCCAGAACGGCTCGATCAAGGACCCGGCCAGCGACGCCGACATCGTCAAGCTCTACAAGGGAGGCTGAGATGGCCGCAAGCGGGGGGATCTGGGTCAAGCTGGGGGCCAGCGGCGCGGGCCAAGCCCTCGGGCCGCACAACGCCAAGCCAGCAAACGTCTTTGTGCCCCAGCAGGGACTAGTCAGCATTGGCGGCGCGGCCAAGGCAAAGGAGCTCCTGAGCCAGGCGAACGATTTCGTCAAGGGGATGGCCGTCCAGGGGGCGCTGATAAACGCCTCCTACGCGGGCTGGGTTTCCCATGCCAAGCCCAAGGCCACAGAGCCTCCGCCGCCTCCTCCGCCGCACTATGTGGTGACCAAGTCCGCCTCCGGCTCGGGCTACGACGTGGTGGATGAGACCACCGGCCAGGTCGCCAAGACACTGCAGAGCCAGACCTACGCCAAGCAGACGGCGACCAAGCTGAACGGCGGGGAGGTCAAGCAGTACTTCAAGGCCAAGAAGGGCGAGGTCGTGGCCGGCGGTGAGGAAGGCGGGGAATGGGCAGTCCATGCGATAGGTGGCGGCAAGTATGAGGCCATAACAGCGGGAGGAGAATCGGGGACCCCATTCACCAAAAAGTCGCTGGCCATCGCCCAGGCCCAGGCCATGGCCGCCGGGGAGACCTACTTCGTGGCCAAGGGACCCAAGGGGATGACGGTCTACAACACGGCCAGCGGGGAGGTCTACGAGCAGGGGTTCAAGACCAAGGCCCAGGCGGATGCGTGGGGCCAGGCCCACATGGGTGGTCCCAGCAAGGCCGAAGCCCAGGCCCAAACAACCGGACAAGCCCACGTGGTGAAGGGACAGCACGGCTACAGCGTCTACGGGCCGGACGGGAAGCTCGTGAGCACCCACAAGTATGAGGCCAAGGCGGCACTGAAAGCTGCGAACCTGAACCAGCAGGCCGAGCTCCAAGCGGCAGTCCAGGGAGCGCAGGCCCAGTTGGCGGCGACCATGGCACCGCAGACGCCTGCTCAATCGGCGGCGCAGGCCCAGGGCAAGCCCACCATCCAGAAGGTGCCCGGCGGCTATGCGGTGGTGGATTCGGTGACGGGGCAGCCCTACACATCGAGCCCGCTAAAAAGCAAAGCCGCGGCCCAGATGTACGCCGCGAACGTCTCTGACAAGCAGGCGATGGAGTCCCTGGTGGATGCGGCGCAGCAGGGCCAGGCCGGGCCAGCGGTCGGCGGCAAGCTGACCGGCACCCAGCTCTCCGCCATGTTCACTGGACCCAAGGCCACCACGCCCGAGGCCGAGGCGGCGGCAACGGCTGAATTCAAGGCGGTCCTTGCCAAGGATACGGCGGTGCCTCCGGCGACGTCCGGCCAGGCCAAGCTGGTGACCCAGGGCGGCCAGGCCGTGAACGTGAAGGGCACCGCCTACGGCGAGCTGCTGGTTCACCCGGCGATCAACCAGCCCGGCAAGTGGGAGATCACCCACCTGGGAAGCAAGCTGCACATCGCCCACGCCGTAGACGAGGCCACGGCGAAAAAGGTCGCCCAGAAGCTGCAGGCCGACCCGGACGTGGGCGTGGTGGTCAAGCAGGGTACGATCACCACGAGCGACGCCCAGACGCTCAACTCGCTGGCCCACGACATCAAGCACAACCAGTACAAGCCCGGCCAGGTTGGCTCGACCGCAGCGGCCCAGAGCATCAAGCCCGAGAACAACCCAGCTACGCCGTGGAGCGCGCCGCACCAAGCCTTCGACGACATAGCCGCAGGCGACAAGTTCCTGAAGGGAAGCTGGAAACAGGCCAAGCCGACAACGGCGCAAGTCCAGGCAGTAGGGGCATGGCAGGGATCGGGCTATTCCACAATCAACGAGCCGCTCTGGCACGGCCAGGCGCCCACCGGGCAAGCGGCAACGTGGATCAACCAGATCGACACCTTCATGGCGACCAACAGCCTGCCCACCAACATGGTGGTGACGCGCGGGAAGGGCAAGCACGACCCGCTCTACACCCAGGCGGCCAAGCTCAAGGTCGGGGATCCCTACGTCTCGCTGGGCTACGACGCCACGATGACCGGCACGAAAAGCACCTGGAACGAAGGCGTCCAGGTTCAGTTCCGGGCGCCCAAGGGCACCCCGGCGATTCACATGAACAGCCTGCCCGGCTACAGCTCCTCGCACCCAAGCGAGCACGAGGTGCTGCTGGGCCGCAACCTGGTCTGGACGGTAAAGGGCAAGACGGTCACGGCTAGCGGGGGCATCAAGCTCGTGGTAGAATTGGTCACGCAGACCACCGCACAGCGAGCAAAAGAGATCTATGACCTGTACAGCTAAGGAGAGACATGGCTAAAGCCAAAGTGATCCGCAAGACGGCCAAGAGGTCGGCGCGCCCGACGCGGGAGGAGGCGCACGCCGCCGCCGACGCCAAGATCGCGGCCAGCGGGGGCGTGCCCATCGTGCGTATTCCGCCAGAGGCACTGGCGCAGTTCCTCGATGACGAGGGCAAGGCCCGCTGGGCAAAGATGCAGGCCGAGACCAAGGCTCACCTGGCGTCTCTAGAGGCCAAGAGGGCCAAGCGGGCGGCCAAGCCCAAGAAGGCCAAGAGGGGCGCATGACCGAGACGACGGACAGCGAGCGCAAGTCCTGGGACCGCCAACCGGGAGAAAAGACCCTGTGGTTTCACAGATTCGAGGCGTACCGGAGCCAGGGGCCGGGGCGCGCGCTGCTGCCCGTCTATCGCTTCCTGCTCAACCGGCCCAAGGCGACCAAGGCGCCCGGCTCGTGGAAGGTGATCAGCGATCGCTGGGAGTGGAAAAAGAGAGCGGCAGCCTGGGATGACGCCGAGAGCCAGCTCGCGCGGGAGGCCGAGGCCGAGGCGCGCAAGAAAAACCGGGAGATGCGGCTCAAGCTCCTGGACGCCTACCGGGGCAAGGTCACCCAGGCCATGGCCGTGCTGCACCCGCTGTCTGCCTCCTGGCGGGATGTGACGGCGGCCCTGGCGATGCTCATCGAGCAGAGCCGCTACGAGTACGGGGAGGGGCCCGCGGACAACGGGCCGCTGGACATCATCCTGCACTGGTCCGACACGCCGCCACCGAACCTGGCGCAGCAGGTGGGCACGCCCACCTTGGGCGCGCCATCCGATGGCGTGCCCGCGCCCGCGCCCGTGCTCGCGCCCGAGGCCGAGGACTAGACCAGATGACCATGAGACGGGTTACCGCGCGCCTTTGTTCCGCACCCTGCGTCGGGTAAAGCCGACCAATGCGCGGGGTATACCAGGCCCAGAGGCGCCGGGTCTACGTGCCGCCGGTCAGGAGCGTCACCCTGCCCTGGCTGCACCCGCGGCAGCGGGAGGTCATAGACGACCCGCACCGCTTCAAGGTCCTGGCCTGCGGCAGGCGCTGGGGCAAGACCAAGGGCGGCGCGGCGCTGTGTGTCTCCAAGGCCATGGACCGGGAGGCGCCACGGCGGGTGTGGTGGGTGGCGCCGAGCTACGGAGTGGCGGCCATCGGCTGGCGGGAGATCGCTCACCTGGCCAGCCAGATCCCCGGCGTGAGATTCCGGGTTGTCGACCGGCTGATCGAGTTCCCCACGGGAGGCGTGATCCAGATCCGCTCCGCCGCCGGCCAGACCGGGCTGCGCGGCGAGGGGCTGGACCTGCTGGTCATAGACGAATGCGCCTTTATACCGGAGAAGGCGTGGACCGAGGCCCTGCGCCCGGCGCTATCGGACCGCAAGGGGAGCGCCGTCCTAATCAGTACGCCCAAGGGGCGAAACTGGTTCTGGAAGCTCTGGCTCAGGGGCCAGGAGGGAGAGGAGGAGTGGAAAAGCTGGAAGCTGCCCACGGTCTCCAATCCCATCATCGACCCAGCAGAGGTAGAGGAGGCCAAGCGGACGCTACCCGACCGCTCCTTCACCCAGGAGTACCTGGCCGAGTTCCTGGAGGACGCCGGGGAGGTCTTCCGCAAGGTGACCGCGGCCTGCCAGAAGTACGTGGAGATCGAGGGGCCAGAGAAGGGCCACGAGTACATGATGGGCGTGGACTGGGCCAAGCACACGGACTTTACCGTGCTGACCGTATTCGACCGCACGCGCAGCCAGGTGGTGGCCATCGACCGCTTCAACCAGGTGGACTATGCCATCCAGAAGCCGCGGCTGACCACCCTGGCCAAAAAGTGGGGCTGCACCCTGGTGCTGGCGGAACGCAACAGCATCGGGGAGCCGCTGATAGAGGAGCTGGAGCGGGAGGACGTGCCCGTCCGACCCTTTACGACCACCAACGCGACGAAAAAGGAGATGATCGACGCCCTGGTGCTCGCCTTCGAGCGGGAGGAGATCATCATCCCGCCAGAGCCGGTGTTGGTCAACGAGCTCCAGGCATTCGAGATGAAAAAGACGCCGTCCGGGCTGCTACGCTACACAGCCCCGGACGGCTACCACGATGACTGCGTGATCAGTCTCGGGCTGGCCTGGCGAGCGGCGCTGCTGGGAGCCCCGGCGGACGTATTCGATAACCCGTTCCTGTAGAGGGGGAGGGCGATGGCTACACTGTGGGAGAAGGTGCAGGCGGCGACCAAGGCGGCGGTGGACGCCTGGCGGACCCCGCGGCTGGGCGTGACCGGCCAGCAGAACGAAGCTGTGCCGCTGGACGACCTGGCCAGGGAGCAGCAGGACCGGGCCAAGCGGTACACGCTGCATTGGAGCTACTACAACGGCCAGTTCCGCAGGCCGCTGAAGGTCTCGCCCAACAAGCCGGACGACAACGTGCTCATAAACCACTGCCGCCGGATCGTCGACAAGGGCGTGAGCTTCCTGGTGGGCAAGGAAGTGACCTGGCAGCTAGAGGAGGGCAAGACCACCAAGGAGGAGGAGGCGCTGGAGGAGGTGTGGAGCGCCAACCGCAAGATGAGCCTGCTCCACGACGTGGCCCTGAACGGCGGCGTTTGCGGCACCTGCTACATCCAGATCCTGCCCGGCAGGGAGCGCAAAGAGAAGCCGCGGCTCATGAACCTATACCCCGGCATGGTCTTTCCCGAGTGGGACCCGAACGACATCGACGACGTCTGGGCCTACCAGCTACGCTGGCACAGCGAGGGCAAGACGCGGCGCACGATCTGGACCAAGTCCGACAGCGGCGACCGCTGGGAGTTCTGGCAGGAGACTCTGAGCGCGCAGCGGCGCTGGGTCAAGGAGGGCGAGTCGGGCAAGTGGGACTGGCCCTGGTGCCCCATCGTCCACGGCAAAAACCTGCCCAACCCGAACAGCTTCTTCGGTCTATCCGACCTGGAGGACGCAGACCTGAACGACGCCGTCAACTTCTCCGCCTCCAACATCAACCGCATCCTGCGGCTATACGGCCACCCGGTGCCCTGGGGCTATGGGTTCGGCAGCCGGGACCTGATCGTGGACCCCGGCAAGGCGGTGCTGGCCAACAACGACAAGGCCCACCTGCAGTACCTGCAGATGACCAGCGACCTGGGCGGCGCGATGGGCTACCTGACGCGGCTGACGACCGATTTCTACAAGACGGCGCGCGTGCCCGAGATGGACCCCAGCATCATGAGCCTGGGCGCCCAGAGCGGGTTCGCCCTGCGGGTGCTCTACGGCGACCTGATCGAAAAGACGACGACCAAGCAGCTCCTCTACGGGGACATGCTGATCGAGCTGATGCGGCGGCTGATGGACTACATGGGCCACGGCGACGACAAGATCGTGACGCTGACCTGGCAGGACCCGCTGCCGCCGGACGTAAACAGCGAGATAGCGGCCCTTGGCTTTGACATGCAGGCCGAGCTTTGCAGCAAGGAGACGGCGAGCAGTAAGCGGCAGTACGACTATGAGGTGGAGCAGGAGCGGATCGCGGCCCAGCAGGCCGGCCAGGTGAACCTGGGCGCCGAGCTGCTGAAGCAATTCGACCGGGGACAGAACCTGGGGCTCAAGGGGACCAACGCGCGCAAGATCGCCCAGGCGGTCAAGTCGGGAGAGAAGGTGGTGGACGGCCAGCCAGGCAGCAAGGAGCCCGTGAGTGGCTGACCCGGAAGTCTCGCCCATCGAGATCGCCATCGCCCGCTACCGGGCCGCGCTCCTCCGCCGGGACCAGGAAGCGGCCAGCCGGCTGGTGGCCGCCTACGGCGCGATCTGGCAAAAGCTGCAGGAGGCGCTCAAGGCCATCGAGGCCGGGATCGAGGCGGGCAAGGATGACGCCTGGATCCGGGAGCGCATCGAGGCCCTGGTGCGGCAAGTAGAGGAGGAAGTGGAGCGCTACGCCATCTACGCCGACCAGGAGGTCGCGGCCATCATCCAGCAGATGATCCCAGAAGGGCTGGATCACACCCAGAAGATGGTACAGCTCACCCTGGGGGGCTACGGGGAAGCGGCGATCAAGGCTTACTGGAACACCCTGCCCGCGGACGCCGTCCAGGTGATGCTGGGCATGACCGGCGACGATTCGCCACTCTACCAGCGGATGGAGAACCAGCTCGGGCCAGCGGTGGCCGAGCAGGTGCGCCAGGCGCTGGTGGAGGGCGTGGCCCTGGGCTACAACCCCAAGCGCATCCACCAGGAGCTGCGGACCAAGCTCGGGGAGGGGCTGACCTGGTCGCTTTCGGCCACCAGGACGGCGCAGCTCTGGGCCTACCGCGAGGCCACCCGCGCGGGCTACCTGGCCAACGGCAACCTGGTCACCGGCTGGATCTGGCACAGCGCCCTGGACGCGCGGGTGTGCCTGAGCTGCTGGGCGCAGCACGGCAGCGTCCACCCGCTAGAGGAGCCGCTGCGGGACCACTGGTCGGGCCGCTGCGCCATGATCCCGCAAACCAGGTCCTGGGCGGACATGGGGTTCGAGGGGATCCCAGAGACCACGACCCAGATCCCGCCGGGAGAGGAGATCTTCAAGGGGCTGGACCCCGAGACCCAGCGCCAGATCATGGGACCCGCGATGTGGCAGGCGTGGCAGGACGGCAAGTTCGACTTCCGCGACCTATCGGTGCCCTACGACGACGCCGTCTACGGCCAGATGTACGTGGCCGCCTCGCTCAAGAGGCTGCTGGGCCGGGAGGCGCAGCGGTACTACAAGGTGGCCTAGAGCCACTACCCGTAGTGGGTGCGAGGCGCCTGCGCGGCCAGGGCTAGTGGTTCTGGCCGCGCAACTTTACCCGTTATAATAATGGGAATTACGTCTATATATATATAGACGTAATTCCCATTATTATAATCAGTCAAGCTGCCGGCGGGCGCGGGGCGCGCTGGGAGGGGTATTGTAGAGACCCCAAAGATATGTTACACTAGGGCGCACGGTGGAAGCGCGTCCAGGCGCGCCGCAAGCCTTTTTATTTGCCTTGGGGGCGCACGAAAAGTAGGGGGGAGATGCACGGAGCGCGCGGCGGGCGCGGATTCGAGATAGACGAGCCCGGCTACGAGAGCCTGGTGGCAGCGGTGCTGAACCGGGCCGTGCTGGATACTCGATCCGCAGCGTTCCGCCGGGGAGCCCTATCGTTCCTCCAGGGCGAGATCGCAGAGGCTTGGGCCGAGGCCCTGGGCATCGAGCTTGGGCGATTCCGCCAGCTCGTGGGCGTACTGGTAAGGAGAGAGGATGGCCGAGGGAGCGTTCCGAGTACACGTCGACTATGACCCGGCCAGCATGCGCTGGCTGGTTTACGTCTTTGAGCGGACCCAGGAGCCGCACATCGTCCGCCAGCACAGCATCGGCGAGCACGGCGACTGGGCCTGGGCCGTCCGCGAGATAGAGGTGGGGAGCACGGTCACCGACGTGGAGCCAAGCCTGGTGCTTCCGCGAGAGATTGGGGAGGCGCTGGCCGAGGCCCTGGCGCGCGCGGCGCTCCCGCTATCGGCCCGCGAGGACAGCGCGCTCTTCAAGGCCACCAAGGAGCACCTGGCCGACATGCGCAAAGTCGTCGACGCCCTGCTACGGGGGGCAGGATGAGCCAAGTCGTCACCCTACAAAGCGCCGTCCAGCCGCGGGCCGTGACCCTGGCCCAGCTACGGGCCAAGCTGCTGCCCCATTGCCACGGCTGGCACTGGGGGGAGGACACGATCACCGACCTGTGGAAGCTGGGCGCGCCGCTCCCGTCGAGCGGGCCGGGCCAAGAGGAGCAGCGAATACTGCTGCCGGGCCAGTTCCGCAAGTGGTGGGCCGAGCTGCAGCAGCGCCTAGAGAGTGGAGTCAGTGCCGCCACGGCCTACGTGGAGGTCACCGGACGATAAACCCCGACGCCGGGGGCAACCGGGCGAAAAGCAAACCCGCCGCCGGGGTGAACGGGCGCAGGGAGAGGGACAATGTTCAAGCACGGGATCGGGTATCTTTCGCAGCTTTTCAGACTGGCACCAGACGGGGGAGGCACCGGGGACCCACCGACGCCGGGTGCTGGCACACCGCCAGCGACGGGCGACCCAACACCACCGGCGACCCCACCCGCGGGGACCCCGCCAGCGGGGACCCCACCGGCAGGGACACCACCGGCAGGCGGCACGCCGCCCAAGATGATGACCCAGGCCGAGTTCGATGCCGCGCTGGCAGGCCGCCTGAAGAAGTACGGCGACTATGACGAGCTCAAGGCAAAGGCGGACAAGCTGAAGGCGCTGGAGGATGCCCAAAAGTCGGACGCGGACAAGGTGCGGGAACAACTGACCGAGGCGCAGCAGAAGCTGGCCGAGGCGCAGAAGCAGGCAGAGCAGGCCACCAACGCGGCCCGCGAGCAGGCCATCCAGAGCGCCATCTTCGCGGAAGCCGCCAAGCAGGGCTACACCGACCCGATGGACGCCTACCGGCTCCTGGATCGCAAGGCCCTGACCGTCGGGGAGGACGGCACGATCGCCGGCCTGGCAGAGGCCGTGACCGCGCTGGCCACGGGCAAGCCCTACCTGAAGCGCAGCGGATCGGCACCGAATGTGCCAGCGGCCAACCCGCCTAGAGCCGGACCTCAGGGCCGGACAGACAAGGAGCGCCACGCCGAGTACTTTGGTGGTGGCCCCTCGCCTTTCTGGGTTCCCGAGGACGGCAACACTCAGTAAAGGAGCCATGTGGCTACAGGAATTACCCAAATCAGCGACCTGAACAGTCTCTTCAACACGATCTTCGAGGACGCCCTCTTTGTCGCCCGCGAGACGAACATCATGACCAACCTGGTCACCCCGTTCTCCGCGCGCGGCTGGATGGCCCGCAAGATCACCACGCGCCCGCAGATCGCCGCCACCGCCAAGGCCGAAGGCGAGGACTTCGCCACCCCGACCAAGTGGAGCAAGAGCCTGCTGGCGACGCTCACCCCATCGATGATCATGGCCCAGGTCATCATCACCGATGAGGAGATCGAGACCGACCCCGAGGATTCCAAGCGCAGCGCGGCCCAGGACATGGGCAACGCCATCGCCTCCAAGATCGACACCGACCTGTGCTCCGATTTCACCAGCTTCTCCACCGACAAGGGGCCGGGCGCCAGTGGGACGGCCACGATTGCCAAGTGCGCAGCGGCCATCGCCGTGCTGCGCAACAGCATCGTCCCCAACCCGATCAACATCGTGATGCATGCCTACCACTGGTATGACATCTGGATGGAGCTGGGCCAGCCCGCAGCGACCAAGGCCATGCTCGGCGACCTGGCCAACCAGGCGCTCAAGGACTTTTACGTCGGCGACTGGCTGAACGCCCGCTGGTTCGTGAATGCCAACATCGCCGTGAGCGGCACCGACGCGGTCTCCGGCATCTTCAATCCCCAGGCGCTCTGCTTCGACAGCCGCAAGGCTCCGGATCAAGAGAGCGAGCGGGACGCCTCCCGCCTGGCCTGGGAGCTCAACTTCTCCGCGGGCTACGCGCACGGCGTGCGCAGGCCGACGTTCGGCGTGAAGTACACCGCCGACGCCACCGAGCCGTCGTAACACCGACACCCCATTAAGCGGGGGCCTGGCAATCTAGCTGAGCCCCCAATAGCAGGAGTGCCCGGCGGCGGGCGTTTGACAACCCGCCGCCGGGGACCCCAGGCACAAAAGAGAGGCAGACAAGATGGGTTTCATGCAAGGACTGGCAGCTTTCCCAGTGGTGGTGAGCTACGACTATGACCCCGCCGCGGATGAGGTTCTCCCGGTTTGGCGCGCGCCCAAGGCGTGCCGCATCGACGGGGCCTACGTCACGGTGGTCAACGACGTCGCGGCTGACACGGCAAACTACTTCGCCCTGACGCTGAAGAACGGCGGGACCGCGGGAGCCGGGACAACGCTCATCGGCTCGCAGAAGGGCGGCACCGCCGGCTGGACGGGCCTGACCCCGGTGAGCTTCGGCGCCGCGGGCGAGCAGCTCGCCGCGGGCGACCTGGTCATTCTGGACTATGACGAGACCGGGACGGGCGCCTTCGCCCAGATGACCGTCCAGCTCGACGTGCGATTCTAGGCACCGAGGCCGGGGAGAGAGGCCCCGGCCTTCGACAATATCGGGGGCGCGGCGGCAGAGTCCTCTCTCCTTGCTCACCGCTACGCTCCCGGCCCTTTCAGGAGAGAGAGGACATGCAAGCAAAAGAGGGACCGACGACCGAGTGGCTCCGCATGATGTGGAGCGCCAACGCCATCTGGGCGACCACCGGCTACGGCATCCAGGGCAAGTACCTGCTGCCGCGGCTGGCCGCCAAGGGGATCGCCGCGGCTAACTTTGCCTGGTACGGCCTGGCGGGGGCCAAGATCCAGGCGGGAGCGATCACCATGTACCCCGCCATGCGGGACCCCTGGGGCTGCGACGTGATCGGGGCGCACTGCGCCGACTTTCACGCCGACGTCGTGGTCAGCCTGCAGGACCTGTGGGTGCTCCCGGCGGGCTACAAGGAGCGCTTCAGGGCCAAGTGGGCGCCCTGGTTCCCGGTGGACCACCAGCCCATCCCGCCACTGGTACTGGAGCGGGCCAAGGAGGCGGACTACCCGCTGGTCTACTCCCGCTTCGGCTACGAGGAGTGCGCCAGGGCCGGGCTAGAGACCACCTACATCCCGCACGGCGTGGACCCGACGGTGTTCTGCCCCGGCGACAAGGCCGCGGCCAGGGAGCGCCTGGGGATCCCAGCGGATTGCTACCTGGTCGACATCGTGGCCGCCAACAAGGGCAACCCGAGCAGGAAGGCGCTGCCCGAGAACATCCTGGCGTTCGCCAAGTTCCGAAAGTCTCACCCGGACGCCATGCTCTACCTGCACACCGAGATGGGAGCGGGGAACGACGGGATCGAGCTGCGCGCCTTTATGGAGGCCATCGGGCTGGACGCCAAGTGCGTCATCCCGGCGCCACAGTACCGCTACCTGATGGGGCTCCCGGACACCTACATGGCCGACATCTACCGGGCCAGCGACGTGCATCTGGCAGCGGCCACGAGTGAGGGGTTCGGTATCCCTATCCTGGAGGCCCAAGCCTGCGGGACGCCGGTGATCACGACCAACTTCACGGCCATGCCCGAGCTGACCTGGGCCGGGATCACCGTGGAGCCCAGGCCGACCAGGACCTGGACGCCGCTCAATAGCTGGATCGCCCAGGTGGACCCGGACGCCGTGGCCGAGGCGCTAGAGGAGGTCTACGGCTGGGGCGACAAGGGGCAGAGCAGGAAGTGCCAGCACGCCGTGAAGGTGGCCCACGAGCAGTACGGCTGGGACGTCCTGGTGGACGGTTTCTGGGTGCCCTTCCTCAGGGGCGTGGCGCACGACATAGCCGACGCCGAGCACGCGCCCGAGCCGCGCACGCTCTACGCAGCCTTCTACGACCAAGTCGCCGAGCGGGACCACAGCATGTGCCGGACCGACGCCGACCACTGGTACAACGCACACCGGCGCCAAGTGGCCCTGGAGGCCATCGGCTCGCGGCGCTACGAGACCGTGGTGGACCTGGGCTGCGCCGAGGGGGAGATGGTCCAGACGCTGGTAGACGAGTACATAGGGCTGGGGCTCACGGTGGACGCCGTCGATATCAGCCAAGTCCGGATCGCCGAGGCCGCGGACACCCTACCGGCCCAAGTCACCTGCATCGTGGCCAACGCCGAGACCTACGGCGAGAGCGGCGCCTACGATCTGGTGCTGGCGATGGAGCTCATCGAGCACGTAGTGGACCCCGAGGCGCTGCTGGCCAACATCCGCCGCATGCTGGCGACGAACGGCGTGGCCCTGATCACGACCCCGAACGACCCGGATGGCGCGTTCGTGGACGGCTGCGAGCACCTGCGGGGCTACGGGTTCTCGTCCTTGGTCGCGGCCTGCCAGAAGGCCGGGCTGGCGGTGGACCGAGCGGTCAGCACGGTGCCGGGGATCTACGGCCCCGAGGGGCTATTGGCCCACCCCGAGCGGCTGGCCGCCTACCAGGAACGGGTGCGCTGGCACGACTGGGCGCTGGGCGAGGGGCAGAACATCTACCTGGTGGCGCATAAGGCAGAGGAGCCGCAGGCCACAGAGGACGTCGTGCCATGAGCTACTGCGTGGTGATTCCGGCCCGCAACGAGGAACGGACCATCGGGCCGCTGGTCGGGTCGCTCCGCCGGCTGGGATTCCGGGTGATCGTGGTAGACGACGGCTCGACAGACGACACCCTGGCCCAGGCGGTGGATGCGGGCGCCAGCGTCATCCCGCACCACGAGCGCCACGGCATCGGCCCGAGCACCATCGAGGGCTGGAACCTGGCCTATTTGTACGCCGACTGCGATGGCGTGCTGCAGATGGACGCCGGGGGATCGCACAGCCCCGGCGACGCCCTGGCCATGATCGCGCCGCTGAGCTGGGGCGCGGACGTGGTGCTAGGGACCCGCTTCACGTGGGGAGGGGCCTACCTGGGCGGGCGTTGGTGGCGGCGATTGGGGAGCAGGCTCATAACCGTGGCCTGCAACGCCGTCCAGCGGGGCGCCCACTGGTCCGACTGGACCAGCGGCTACCGGGCCTTTTCGCCGCGGGCGATTCGGGTGCTGCAGCGGCCACACTACTCGACCACCGGGCACACCTGGCACATGGAGGTGCTGGCCTACGCCGGGGAGAAGGGCCTGCGCATCGAGCAGATGCCCATCATCTACACGGCGGGAGAGAGCAGCTTCTCCTGGCGCACGGCGGTGGACGCCCTGCGGATCTGGCTAGAGATCATGCACCACCGCAGGCCGGTGCTGGCGCCAGATCCGGCGCGGGGGAGAGCGCGATGAAGCTGGCCGTGGCCGTGCTGACCTACAACCGGCAGGAGCTCTTTCTGCGGACCCTGCACAGCATCCAGGAGGGGCTGCACCAGTACCCGATTTTGGAGCGGGAGCTGGTCGTGGTCGACAACGGATCGACCGACGGCAGCGCCGAGCTGCTGCAGGGCATGATCGGCGGCTACTGCAACACCGACGGCAACCACACCGTGGGCCACGGCATGAACCTGGCCATCACCAGGGCGCTGGCGAGCAAGCCCGACCTGGTGCTCTTCACCGCCGACGACTACGAGTACAAGCCGGGCTGGGCCAGTAAGCTGGCACGGTTTTGGTGGTGGGCGCCACCCGAGGTGGCCCTGGTCTGCTGCAACCTGGAGCCGGACTACGACTGGAATAAGCCGCACCAGGTGGTGGCGAGCGGGGGCGAGATAGCCCTGGCCCGCGAGAGCGTGCCGGGCTCCAACTGGAGCTTCCGGGCGAGCGACTGGCCGCTCATCGGCCCGCTGGCCGAGACCACCGGCGGGGAGGACCTGGCCGTGTGCAAGCGGCTGCGCCAGGCCGGGCGGCTGCTTTGCGCGCTGGACCTGACCGAGCACATCGGGGAGCGGCAGAGCGCCTGGGGGAACGGCTCCTGGCGCTACGCCAGGCCGCTGGACCGGGAGAGATGGGGGATATAGCCCATGCGAGCAGGGATGACCAACCTGGTGGGCCGGCTGCGGCGGATGGTGAACGACGCCGGGACCGCCGTCTGGACCAACGACCTGCTGCAGGACGCGCTGGACGCCCGCAGCCGCATGCTCTGGGAACGCCCGCTGACCATCGTCAGCCAGTACGTCGCCGGGACGGCCACTTACAAGCGCTACCTGGTGGGCGTGGGCGACCTGGAGGAGCTGGACCCAGAGAGTGACGCCCGCTGGCGGGTCTACGACAGCGCCGGGGCGGCCATCGGGACCGGGGACTACACGGTCAACTATCTGGCCGGGGAGATCATGTTCGGCGCCGACCAGAGGGGCTCGGCGCGCTACCTGGACGCCTTCTACTATGACCTGAACGGGGCCGCCGGGGAGCTCTGGCGGGAGCGCGCGGGACTGACCAGCGACAAGTACGGGTTCTCGGCTGACGGCGGCAGCTACCAGAGGCAGCAGTGGTTCGAGCACTGCGAGCGCATGGCCGAACGCTACGAGCTCAAGGCATGGCCCATCGAGGTCAACTGGGAGCGCCGCGATGGCAACCTTGAGTGACGCCGAGCTGGCAAGCCTGCGGGCCACCCAAGAGGAGGCCATGCCCGGCTCCTGCGAGGTCTACCGGGCCACGGGGACCCCGGACGCCCTGGGCACCTGGACCGAGGTGGAGACCAAGATGCACACCTACGCCTGCCGCATGCAGGCCGGGAGCCCGCGCGAATTCAAAGTCGCCGACAAGCTGGCCGGGGAGACCCTGTGGACCCTGACCCTGCCCCACGACGCGGACGTGCTGCACACCGACCGGCTGGTCGCCGCCGGGCACAGCCTGCGCGTGGTGGGACCCGCGACGGGCGGCGAGTGGGCCACGGCGCTGCGCCTGGTCTGCCGGGAGGTGACGTGAGCGTCAAGATCCAGATGGTCTTCAACAACCTGCCCAAGCTGGGCGGGGAGCTAGAGCGCCTCGCCGCAGACGTGGTGGCCAAGGCGGCCCACGACGTGGAGGCCGCGGTCAAGCACAGCATGGAGGGTCCCAAGCACGGGCGAGTATACGGGAACCATCAGGCATCGGCCCCTGGGGAGGCCCCGGCCATCGACACTGGGCACCTGCACAATTCCGTCATGTCCAGGCAGCGGGTGCGGCTCGAGTGGTGGGTGGCGCTGGGCGCCGAGTACGCCCACGGCCTGGAGTTCGGGACCCGGCACATCGCGCCCAGGCCCGCGCTGGGGCCAGCGGTGGAGAAGGTCAAGCCCAGCTTCATCGATGCGATGGAGCAGATCGCGGACCGGGCAAAGGGGGGGCGCTGATGCAAGAGGTCATCGAGGGGATCATCGCGGCCCTGAAGGGCGGCACGGCGCTCATGGCCCTGGCCTCCGGCGGGGTTTGGCTGGGCCTGGCCCCAGGGACCGCCACCTATCCCTTCGTGACCGTGGCCGAGTACGGGCCGGGCGCGGATATCCCGTTCATGGAGGGGGGCTGGCACGACGCCAGCTACGTGGTCAAGATGATCGACGAAGGCCGGTCGGCAGTAGACGCCCTGGCAGGCCAGGCGCTGATCGACCAGGCCCTGACCACGGCGGCGGTGGCGATCTCGGGCCACAAGACGCTGAGGGTTCGGCGGCGCACGTTCACGGCATACCCGGAAGTGGACGGCGATATCACCTACTGGCACGCCGGGGGAGTCTACCAGGTAACGTTCATTTAGACGGGGAGGAAGCGAGATGCCTACGGGCGAGAACGGACTGAGCTATGTTGGATTCGGCACGGACGGGACTGTCTGGACCAGCCTGGGCGCCTACGCAGCGTCGCTGCGGCCAAGCGGGGGCCAGCGCAACATCGGGGCTTTCCAGAATTTCGATGATGAGTACCCGACGGTGGTCACGCCCGGCAAGATGGAGCCCTACGAATTCACGCTGCGGCTGCTGTACACCTACGGCACAACCGAGCCGTATGCCATGCTGCGGGCGCTGCACCTGGCGGGGAGCCAGGTCTACCTGCGCTGGAGCTACAACGCGGCGACGGCCAGCTACTACAAGGCCCAGGGCTACATGCGGGACGTGCCGCTGCCCGAGGCCGACAGCGAGTCGGCGACGCCGCTGGCCGTGGATGTGGTGTTCAGGCCCGCGACGATCACGCCGGTCGGGTCGGTGACGTAAGGCGAGAGGACTGAGAGGGGAGAAATGCCACAGAAGATCACAGAGAAGGTGGAGTCCACCGAGGTGCAGGGCGAGGGCACCTACATCGTGGTGCGCAAGCTCACCCACGGCGAGGCCAAGGCGTTTGACCGGGAGTTTGCCAAGAACGCTGCCGCAAAGAACGTGGCCCCGCTAGAGGACCTGATCATCGAGCACCTGGTCGACTGGAATTGGTCCGACGCAGAGGGTGTACCCTTGCCCCAGCCTCGGGAGGACCCCACCGTGCTCGACCGGCTCCTGGAACCAGAGCTGCTCTTCCTGATCGACGTCATGACCCGAGTGAGCGGCGCGACGGCAAAAAACTGAGGGCGAGGCTGGCCGCTTACCTGGCGACGGGGACCGGCCCGCCTCCCGAGGAATACGTCGACCTGGTTCTGTGCCGGGACATCTATCACTGCCTGCCCAGCGCGCTGGACCGGGAGGATGCGACGCGCATCTGGGCGCATCGGCTCTGTCTGGCCGAAGAGGCGCGCTGGCACGAGTACGAGCGACGACAGTGGGAGCGCAGGGCTGAGCGCGACACCAAGCTGCGCATGGGAGGCTAGATGCAGGGCGAGATCGCCAGGCTGTACGCCGTCATTGGCGCCAACATAGACGAGCTCCAAGCGAAGCTCGGCGAGGCGGGCGGGGACCTGCGCCGGTTCTCCCAGGAAGCGGAAGGGCATGCCGCGGGAGGGGAGAGCTTCTTCAACCGCATGGCCGCCGCCGCCTCCGGATTCCTGGCTGCGCAGTGGCTGCAGCAGATCGGGAACCAACTCTGGAACGTGGCCCAGCAGGCTATCGGGGCCACGGCCCAACTCCAGATGATGGAGGTGGGCATCACCGGCCTCTTGGCGCGGGAGATCAGCAAGGGCGAGACGATCACCGAGACCTTCGAGACCGTTCAGCGGGTCGGGCTCGGATCGAGCGCCACGATTGCCAAGCTGGTCCAGCAGCAGGAGAGCCTCACCGCCAAGCTCTACGACTACCAGAATCAGCAGGCCATCGCCAACCAGCGCCTCGCCGAGTACAGCGCCAAGGGCAAAGTCGCCGAATCGACCATGATGTCGGCGCGCTACACGGTGGAGAAGTACAACGCCTCCATTGCCAAGACCCAAGGTGAGCTCGACGCCGTCAACGCCAAGCTAGAGGACAGCCGGGTCGGGCACATGGCCGTAGTGGAGGGCCAGCGCCAGGTGCGCGTGGGCGCCATGGCCATGGCCGACGCCTACCCCATCGCCGCGGATCGGGCCAAGCAGCTCACCGAGCAGCTCGCCAAGATCGCCATCTTCAGCCCCTACCAGCTCAACATCGTCCAGTCGACCTTCAAGACGGCCATGGCCTTCGGCTACAGCAGCAAGGAGGCCATCGACTACACCAAGGCGCTGCTCAACGTGGCTGCCGGGATGGGCTCCACCAACGAGCAGCTCCAGCGGATGAGCTACAACTTCTCCCAGATCCGCATGGTCGGCCAGGTCACCAAGATGGATATCCGGCAGCTCGCCATGGCCGGGTTCGACCTGGTCAGCGTGCTGCAGTTCGCCGGCGAAAAGTTCGGCGTGATGATTAAGGATCACGAGGACTTCAACAAGGCGATAGAAGAAGGCAAGATCACCTGGGAGATGTTCACGGAGGCTTTCGCCGAGTACGCGGACGTCAACTTTGGCGGCGCCGCCGAGCGGCTCTCGACCACGCTCATGGGCCTCCAGAGCACGTTCGCGGACATCTTCGCCCTGACCTTCCCCAAGCTCCTGATGCCCGGGATGGAGGCCGTCAACGTCCGTTTGAGCAACATGCTGAACCTGTTCCTGGCCATCCGGGAGAGCGGGACCCTAGACGAGATGGGCGAAAAGCTGGGCGAAAAGCTCAACAAGGCGCTCGGGCCGCTCGACCGGGTGCTGCAGAAGGTGGAGCGTTTCCAGCAGCTCCAGCGGGAGCAGCGAGAGAACGCCAAGGCCATGATGGACCCCAGGATGTACGGCGGCCTGGCGGACAGCTCCTGGGCGGCAGAGATGCAGCAGATCAGCGGGGGCCTGGGCACCGGGGGCGTGATCATCAAGGCCCTGCTGGGGGAGGACCGGGGCACATACGCCATCCGCATGATCACCAGGGCCCGGACCCTGATCGGGGACATACGCTCCGCCGTCAAGGGATTCGTCAGCGGAGAGAGCCCCTACGGGCCGCTGGGCGCCCTGGGCGTGCCCGAGTGGATCATCGACCGCCTGGTCGGGCTGCGCGGGGCCGTCGCCGACGCCGGGTTGACCGTCCGGATGGTCATCGACCAGATCAAGGAGGGCGATTGGGAGGGGGCCTGGAACACGCTGGTCACGGGCGCCACCACTCTCTGGGAGAAGCGGATCAAGCCCGAGATAGCGACCATCGGCTCCAAGATCGAGGCCGAGTGGCCCGCGATCCAGGCTCAGCTTCAAGCTCTGGTGACCAAGGGCTGGTATGAGCTAGAGAAGCTCTGGAACGGAGAGACCCAGCCGGACGCGCTGGGGGCGCCGATTCGGATCCCGGGGCTCCGCGAGAGGGCGCAGGCGTTCGCCAAGACGATCTGGGACGGTCTCTGGGAAGGGGCCACCGACGTGGCGGCCATCGCGGACACCCTGACCACCAAGCTAAACGACCTGGTCGTGACGGGTGACGTGGCCACGGTCATCGAGACGGTGGGCATGGCCGTGGGGAGCTTTATCGCCAAGGGGATCGCTCGGTTGCTTGGGGAGGACGCGGCGCAGCAGGAGACCCAGAGCGCCCTGGAGCTACACCTGCTGAACGTCGTGGAGAACGTGGGGTCCCTGGCCGTATTCCTGGGCGGAAAGCTGGCGATCTCGCTCATCAGCGGCCTGGCGGGCAAGCTGGCGGGGACCGACCCGGCCAACATCAGCGCCATGCTACAGACGATCATCGGGGACCCAGGAGACACGATCAGCATCGCCCTGGGCGCCAAGCTGGGGAGCCCCGAGATGGGCCAGGAGCTGGCCTCGCGCTACATCAAGCTCTGGCAGAACGACAAGGTGGGCGACGCCACCCGCGTGGCGGCCTGGGACCAGGCGCAGATATGGATGGAACGCTATGGCCTGGCGCTGGACGAAAACAGCAACGTGGTCAAGACCAAGGCCGAGACCATCGGCACGGACGTCGGGGAGGGGATGGCGGACAAGTGGATGACGGCCCTGACCAACGGGATGGAGCCGCTCTACCCCGAGCTAGAGACCATGAGGGAGAGGATCGCGGCCATTCTCGACAACATCCCGATCAATTTCACCATCAACGCGCCGGGCATGGCCGACTTTATCAAGGCGCGGACCGGCCAGGACGTGAGCGAGTATTACGGGGACCCGACCACGGGGAGCGGCCAGTCGCTAGAGGGCGTCATGGACGGCGTGGTTAACGGCCTGGACGGCATCCGCCGGGGGCTACCCCAGGGAGTGGCAAGCAACATCACCGTGCTGCTGCAGGGGGCCGTCATCCGGCCAGACGACGCCCGCAACGGCGCGCGCATCGGCGTGGCCGAGGCCCTGCGCGCGGCGGGGAGGGCATAAATGGCCTACAGGTATACCCAGTTTGGCTCGACGCTCATCCCACAACTGGACGCCGAGCAGGACATCGGCAGCGGCATCGCTCCCGCCTACCTGATCCCGATGGACCTGGGCGGGGGCTACGACCCCAAGGGGACCCAGCGCGTCTACCGGCCACCCCGAGCCATCGCCGCGAGCGGCTGGATCGTGGCGGCCACCCCATCGGCTCTCAAGACCGCCTACGCCGCCTGGCTGGCCCTGGTAGGGACCAGAGCGTCGCTCTTCCGGCTCGGAGACGGCGACGGAAGCAGCCAGTGGGCCACGGCCAGGCTGCAGGAAGTGCGCTGCAAGAGGACCCCGATCTATTCCCTGGCGGTCCAGGTGGAGCTGACCTTTGTCCTGGTGAGCCCGTGCTTCTACGGCACCACGCCCTATAACGCGCAGTACACGCTTGACACCAACCCCAGGACCTGCGTGGTGGCCAACGCCGGGGACCACCCGGTGCTGAACGCCATCCTCTCCCTCATGGCCGGGAGCTCGCCGATCACCCGCGTCAAGATCGGCGTGAGCGGCGTGACCGAGATCCAGTGGGACGGGAGCCTGGCCAGCGGCAAGATCCTGACCATCAACTGCGGCGCGCGCTCGGTGGTGAACGACACCACCAGCGAGTACAAGCTGCTGACCCGGACGGCCAACCACAAAGTGGCGGAGTGGCTGCGGCTGAACGCAGGCAACACCAGCGTGGTGGTGACCCTGACCGGGGGCAGCACCAACAGCGTGATCAACTTCGCTTACTACGACGGGTGGGCCTGACATGGCAGGACTATGGGTCGACATCTACGACGTTACCGGCATGACCAAGCAGGAGCCCGGCCCGATCTACACCGTCCAGGAGTGGCAGAACAGCCCGGCGCTAGACGAAGCGGGCGTGTGCGAATTCACGATGCCGGTCGGGGACCCGAGGGCCAATATGCTGCAGGAGCTGCGCCAGGCGTGGTGCTACACCGTAGAGAACGAAGTGGTCACCCTGGTCGGCGCGATGATCATCGCCCGGATCACCTTTATCAAGGGCAAGGATGGCAGCCCGAGCCTGCTGCGCGTCACCGGCAGCGATATCCTCTACGAGCTGAGCTACCGCGACACCGGCAGCGAGCTCCTGATCAAGGAGCTGGGCTGGGCCTTCCTGAACAACCCGGATGACCCCGACAAGCCCAAGGGCCGGGTGCATGAGCTGCACCTGCACAGCGGGACGTACACCGACAAGGACCTGGACCACACCTACGACGGCGACGCCACCACGACGTATGATGAGCTCAAGTTGGAGATGGCCTACGAGGGGTCGGCCTACCGCTACACCTACGTGGGCAAGGACAGCCGCTACGACAGAATCTACGTCCAAGTCCGAACGCCCAACATCAATGCCGTCACGCTCAAGGTCCAGTATAACAGCTCCGACGGCTGGAAGGACCTGACCGTCACCGACGGCACCGAGTCCGGCGGTAAGACCTTCGCCCAGAGCGGGGAAATCTCGTTTACCCGGCCCACCGACTGGGAGCGCTGCACGCCTACCGAGGCCGCGGGCTCCTGGTTCTGGCTCCGCCTCTACGCCACCGGCGACACATCGGACATCGAGGTCTACGAGTTCACGGTCTACGGCGACGTCGCCACCGCGGACGGCATAAACCTGATCATGGCCCTGGCCCCGGCAGGCTGGTCGGTGGGGACCTACACCACCACGGCCAAGACCGCTTACCTGGAATTCAGGAACGTCTCGGTGCTGGCCGCGCTGAGGGCGCTGGCGGAAGCCACCGGGGAGCATTTCCGGCTCGGAAGCGGCAAGGTCGTTGAGTGGCTGCGGGACACCAACCCGGACGCGCCGGTGTACGTGATCGCCTCCGGCACCGACGCCGTGGAGAACAACCCCTATGCGGCGCTGGCTCTGGATCTAGAGGAGGAGCGGGACGCCTACGAGCTGATCACCCGCGTGATCCCCTACGGCGGGGGCATGGCGAGCGGGCGCGTCACCCTGGCCGACTGCACCAAGACGCCAGAGGCGGGCTACACGCTCGACAAGGTCAAAAACTACATCAAGTGCGACGCCGGGGAGGCCAGCTACCCGCGCATCGAGCGCAGCGTCTCCTTCCCCAACATCGTGCTGCAGCAGCCGGACAGCTACCAGGATCACCCCGAGATGGCCAGCGACGCCCTGTACGAGGCGGCGCTGACCCATCTGAAGGACCACAAGGAGCCCCAATACGCCTACCGGGTGACGCTGGCCAAGAACGCCCTGGCCATCAAGGTCGGGGAGGCCGTCTGGCTGGACTACCAGGAGTACGCCGAGGACGGCACCTGCACCAAGAACATCGCCCGCGAGGTCTACGTGCTCCGGACAACGCGCGGCTACGACGGCGCGGGATTCTTCACCTGCGAGCTGGAAGTGGCCACGGTGAAAAAGCGGCCCAAGACGGACGGCGAGCAGGTGGCCATGCTGGCGGGCGCGATCATGGACCTGACTGCCCACGGATCGCTGGCCGTACAGACGGTGGTGCGGCAGATCACCAGCGACGACGTCGACATCAACGGCGGCTCCATCGACGGCACGCCCATCGGCGCAAGCATCGCTTCTACGGGCCGATTCACGACGGTAGAGATTCTCTCGACGCTGACGCTCCCGGCCCAGGCGGCGAACGCGCTCTTCGCCGGGCCAGCGGCAGGAGGGGCCGCCGTCCCGGCCTTCCGGGCGATGGTCCCCGCCGATCTGCCTCTGGAGACGGCCATCATCTGGGGCGCCACCCACGAGTGGACCCAGGTCGCCGCGGACAGCTACGCGCTCAAGACCAAGGTGAGCGGGCAAACCTACGCCCGCTGGGGCATCATGGGCGACGGCAAGCAGGAGTGGGGCTCGGGCGACGCGGCCAGGGACACCAACCTGTACCGAGGCGCGGCGAACCAGCTCAAGACCGACGATGCCCTGCACGTGGTGGGCAACATCACCACCGACGGCACGGTGGACGGCGTGGATATAGCGGGGTTTGCAGCAGCGCAATTCCTCACCCTAGCTGTCAATGCCAGCATCTCCAATGAGCGCGTATTCACGCCGGGTGATGGTCTGGCTGGCACAGACGGGGGCGCGGGCAGCACATACACATTGGCCGTGGGTATTGATACGGCGGCGGGCCTGAAGTTTGACGCAAGTACGCCCAAAAAGACACAAGTCAACCTGGGCAGTGGCCTAACGTTTAGCACAGGGGCTATTGTGCCAGGTTGGGCAACACCGGCGATTATCTTGGGACTGAATGCATCAGCGGGCGACGCTACGGGGATCATCCGCTCTAATGCTACCATCGCAGCGTTTGACGCCACTGTCCCCTCGACCATCCAACCTGACGACGCAGCGGCTACAGGTTCAGCCGCTTTTGCCGCGAGGCGAGACCACGTTCACGCCATAGTAGCGGCGGCACCCGGAGCGATCCAGCCCGACGATCCCGCTGACGAGGGGTCTGCATACTCATTCGCCCGGTCTGACCATCGGCACTCCATAGTTGCAGCGGCTCCTGGTCTGATCTATCCAAGCGCCTCGGCCAGCGAGGGGGATGCTACCTCATTCGCCAGATCGAATCACGTACACAGCGCGGCGGCGGCGGCACCGGCGGCGGACAGTGTAGGCGTGAGCGCTTCGGCTCAGGGCGACGCGACTTCATTCGCACGCAGCAACCATTACCATAACATCGACGAAGGCATGGCTCCGACCTGGACGGGTACACACAAGTTCGACCACGCCTCAGCGGGCATATCGGCAACCAACGCGCTCAAGATTACCGCTGGCAGCTATGTGGACTTCAGCCCGCCTAGTGGCGTGAGAATGTCGGCAACCAATATGCCGTGGATCAAGTCTGAGCACTTTGCCAGTCAAACTACGGGCTGGGGGATCTCCTACGCGGGCTATGCCGACTTCCGCTATCTGTACGCTGACGAATTGCATGCCAAGGTGTTCGTAGCTGACCTTGAGCAGGCACTGGCGGGCGGGCAGATTATCAGTAAGAGCGTGGCTATTCTGGCACTCGACTTTACCGCGCCTGCAGCAGGTGCTGCAGCAACTTTGACCGTAGAGGATCTGCCGAGTGCTCAGGATATGCGCGTCTTTGAGTCGGGCGACTTTGTGTGTGTGCGCTCGTTTAGCCGCAAGGAGGGCGGGCTGGACATTAGCAACTGCTGGGGCGTAGTCACCAACTACGCCGACGACCCTGGAGGGGTAGAGTACACGCAATCGTGGACGTTTACCCGCTCCGCAGCCCCGAACGCGGGCGCGATGGCCGCTTCCACTGTTGTTGCGGCCAAGTCCCTGGCGCTGGACTATGGCACATCGGGCAACGGCTATTGGGAAGTCTCCGCTGTTGACACAAGCATAGACGGCGTGGATGCGGGTACCTGGGCGGGTGTTACTCCTTACGCGCAGATCGTCACCTGGACAACTCACCCCAACTCTGGCAAAGTGGTTCGCTCCAGGCTGGGCCAACTCAATGGTATCTTTACCAGCGGAGACGAATACGGTCTGTACGCCGGGAGCGGCGTTACGGATGCTTCTCAATACCTCCGCATCAGCAACCTTGGCTTTGACCTGCATAACCTTGACCTGAAGATGTACGTGGGGGCAGTCCCCGTTGTCGCCATGCTCTACGGCGCAGGCTCTCCCTCCATTGCCCTGGGTGCGGCCCTTCCCACAGCCCCTCTTACCGGTTCGGGTATCTGGATGGGCAAAGATGGCGCTGACTACGAGTTTAGGGTCGGCAACATCGATACCGGGGTACTCACGGCAGGGCTGCATTGGGATGGGGCCGCACTCAATATCGTGGGTGGTCTGATGACCGGCCCTGGCGCGTCCTACGTTGCTAATGGGGTAACGCTCTACTGCCCCTTCGACGGCAACCAACCCTACTCGCTCTACCAGGACATAAACCCAAACGGCCATCTGGGGCAAACGGCCACGCAGAACGCGGGCCTGGGCCTAAGCACCGGCTGGTATGGGCGCTATGGCAAGGCGCTGTTGACCGCGCCGTCGCGGACCAACCACATCACCAATCCGAGCTTTGAAGTCGACACGGCGGGGTGGACGGCGGCATACGGGACGGTCGCGCGCGTGACCAGCGAGGGCTACGTGGGCTCCTGTTGCGCCCAAGTCACCAATGGTGAGGGCTCCAACGGTTACATCTACCAGACTAAGACGACCTCGACCGGCGGCACCTGGGTCGCGCAGTGCTACCTGAAGGCGGCGACGGCGGCAGACGTGGGGCTCAACTTCTCCCTGCTGCTCCGCATCCACTACACGGACGCGACCCAAGACGACGTGCAGACCGGCTGCACCATGACTGCCAATTGGCAACATCGTCTCGTGCTGCAGGCGGCGAACGGGGGCAAGACAGTTGACTGGGTGCGGGTCTACATTGTCTCCATCGACACGCCGACCCGGTCGTGCTACGTGGATGCGGTCCAGCTAGAAAACGCCACCTTTGGCGGCCCCTACCTGGACGGCACAATGCCGGGTTGCACCTGGTCGGGCACGGCGCACGGTTCCACTTCTGCTAGGGCGGACGCACATTACCTTACTTACCCGCTCCCCGGTATTATGAATACGCCGGCCCGCGAGGGTACGGTGGCGATGTGGGTCTATCTGGTGAACGCCAACACCAGCGGTGGATTCCTGTGGAGCGCGGGTAATGCTGCCTCTGAGTTAGATGGCTATATCACTTCTGGGGGCAATGTCGTCTTCCGCGTTGACACTACTAGCAAAACGAGCGCTACCATCACTGAGCGGGTTTGGCACCACATCGTCTTCATCTGGAACGCTACCAAGCACTGGATGGTGATAGACGGCACGGCAACCACGCAGGCAACCCATGTCAACATACCTGATTTGGGGCCGACATTCGGCGTTAGCCCGTCGCCCAGCTACGGCCATCCCGGCTACATCGACGACTTGCTGGTCTTCAACCGGGCGCTGACCACTCAGGAAGCACAACAACTCTACTACTCCAATGGGCCTGCTGTTGTAGGCACCAACAAGTTTGAGCTAAAGCTGACACGAGGGCATGGGCAAGCCTATGTCCTGGCCCACGGCGGGGGCATCTTCGGGTATGACGCGAGTTTTGCCAACGCCTTCTCTCTCCTCACCGAAGCGGCGACGATTGGAGGGGAAGCGCTCGCTGCGGGGGATGTGCTAATCGGGAGCAATGCCTGGGATAAGGTAAACCTACTGTGGGATCAGAGTGCTGGCACACTATCTCTACGGCAGGGGACGACTGGCGTTGTCCGGTTGACCAGTAGCGTCGTGGAGATCGGCACCGATTTGGCCTTCTTGCGTGCTACTGTTGACGGTGACCTAGACTTCTATAGCACCGTCCAATCTTTGACTGTCCTACGTGCCCACTTCGATCATGCGGGGTCGGGTTACTTGGCTGATGGTAAAATTGCCTGGACTACGGCAGGCATACTGAATGTCTCTGGTTGGACACTAGAGGATGGTAAACTCAGTTCTACGGGCATCCACCTCCGGAGTGGGGCAAGCGCTGCTCTAGCTTTTGGGGCTACTCCCCCGGCATCGGCATCGAGCGGCACAGGCATATTTTTGGATAGGACTGGCCTCTATGGTCTCAAGGCAAACGTCAAGCAGGCGTACTTGGACGGAGTTACCGGCGCTGTTTTGGCCGGAGCGGGCAAGACGTGGATGGACGTGGATGGCCTCTCGATTGAGGCGGGAATAGCCTATGTCGCAGGGGCAGCAGTCAAGATTCGCCTGCCCATTGCTGGTTCAGACATTGGCAAACTTTGGGGTCACGTCCCCCAATCTCCTAACATCTTTGATGGGGTATACCTAGAGGCTGAGGAGCAATCGGGATATGGAGCCCGTCTGATGCTCCGGGCTGTCAGTACCGGCGCGGGGCATATCTCAAAAGTCACCATGATGGCTATGGCTGCCAGTGGTGATTCACCCTATATCCTAATCACAGATGACCCCGCAGGAGTAGGGGCTATCGACGTAGCAGGTGGTGTGCTGACGGCATGGGATACACTAAATGCCAAGCTCGGTCTCAACGTCGGCACCGCAACTGGGGCAGCGACGGGGGATATACGTGCGAGCGGCAACCTCTCGGTCACTGGTCGTGCTGTCGTTCTGTCTAATGCATTCGCTTATTCCGACGATGCGGTCAAGGACTTCCTCGCTGTTACGTTGCCTGCCAGCGCGATGATCTACCTGGAAGTGACCATCATCACGCACCGCTCTACCGGCACTGGGCTTTATGGAGGCGAGAAGAAGTACCGAGTCTTTATTTACCGAGATAGCGCTGGAACGGAGCGGGCTAACTCTACTGTAGAGTTGACGGACTTTGGCTATACAGGAGAGATTACAGCAGACTCGCTCACGAACGCCCGGAGCACGGACACCTACACGTTCACTATCCGGCGAGATCATACGGCTAGCCCTGGCGTGGTGATGAGCATTCTAGTGACAGGTTTGCAATATGGCTGTTCCGGCATCGCCATGCTCTAAGCGCCTGGCTTCTCCGGTGGATAGCTCCTCGGCGTAACGCCGGGACGGGGGCTGTTCACCAGGCGCGATCTAGGGTATAATCGTGCTTAGGGCACGGCACATCCAACACAAAGTGAGGAGAGACACAGCATGGCCACGATCACAAACAGGGAGATCCCAGGGGCGCTGCAGGCGCTCACGGCACTGGCGGACCAGCCCATGCCGCCTCGGGCGGCCTACCGGGTGAGCAAGCTCATGCGCGCTGCGGGGGAGCAGCAGGACCACGTGGAGGCGGCGCGGCGGAATCTGCTGCGCCAGTACGCAAAGAAGGACGCCCAGGGCGAGATGCGGCAGGAGGGCGACCACGTCATCCTGGAGCCCGCGACGCTGGCGGACTTTGAGCGGGACTACAGCGAGCTGATGGATCGCCCGGCGGATTTCCTCCTGGCGGTCTACGAGGGGGACCTGCAGCGCATCGAGCAGATCGCGCCCAGGACGCTCTACATGCTGGGCGGGCTGCTGCAGGCGGGAGACGAGCCCGCGGACCCGCCATGCCCGCCGCCGATAGGGGAGCCACCCCAGGAGCCGGAAGCATGACCTACGGCAGCAAGACCACGGCCCACATCCAGCGCAACCAGACCTGGATCAAGGCGGTCCTCAGCCTGCTAGGCCCCAAGTGGGTCAAGCTGGTCAACCCCGGACCGGGCAACCCCTACCCTGGCCTCAAGGCCCTGATCCGCTTCTGGTGCGACGATTGGGCGCCGGGGGCCATTGCCAGGGGCGCGGAAGGGGGCAAGGAGTACGCCCGCCGGCTGGGGCCGAGCTACAAGGCCCTGGGCTACGGCGACGCGCTAGAGCTCCCCAACGAGCCGGACGTGAACAGCCCGGCGGGGATCGCCAACCTGGTCGCTTTCACCATCGCTTGTGTGACTGAGCTGGCCACGATGGGGATACCAGCAGCCATCGGCTGCATTTCCGTGGGCAACCCATACGGGCCACCCGCGGAAGTGGAGGACAAGATCAAGCGGCTGGCGCCGATGTTCCTCCCCGGAAGCTACCCCAAGGGCGTGCGGCCCGCCTACTGGTGCTATCACGCCTACTGGTCGCGGCTCAAGGGGATCGGGCCGAACGACCCCGACTGCCCGCTACGCTACCGCTGGATCGTAAGGGTCCTCAAGGGCCTGGGATTCGACCCCTACGTGACGCCCTGCCTGCTCAGCGAGGCCGGGAGCGACGCCCAGATCGGCAACCTGCGCCCGGCAGACAAGGCCGGGTGGCAGGCCACGGGGACCAAGGCCCAGTACCTGCAGGATCTTCTCGAGTTTGAGCGCCTGATACGGGAGGACGGCTACGTGGAGGCGGCCATGCTCTTTACCCTGGGCTATGAGAAGCCCTGGGGGAGCTTTGACCACAATGAGGGGATGATGAACGACATCGCCAAGCAGATCAAGCCCCTGGGACCCGTGCCCGAGGGAGCCCCGGCGCCACCCAAGCCGGGGACCACGCCGGACAACCCCATCGTCTCGCCGCCGCTGGCCATCGTGGAGCGCAAGTTCACCCCGACCGAGTTCTCCGACTACGCCAAGGGGCTGAAGCTCCAGGGCACGAAAAAGGGCATCTTCCTGCACCACACCTACCGGCCCCTGGTCACGGACTGGAAGGGCATCGACACCATCCGGGCCATGAAGCGGGTCTATGAGGAGACCCCGTGGCAGGATGATGACGGGCTCTACCGCAAGGGCTGGCTGGCGGGACCCCATCTCTTCGTGGGGCCGGACGGGATCTGGGTCTTCTGGCCGCTGACCAAGGACGGCTGGCACGCGGGCGGGGTCCACAACGTGGGGACCATCGGCCTGGAGATGGTGGGCGACTATGACGTATTTCGCCCGAGCGGCGCGGTGCTAGAGAACACCCTGGCCGCGCTGGGGATCCTCTTCCGGGAGACCGGGCTGCCAGCCACGGGGCTGCGCTTTCACCGGGACGTGAGCACCAAGACCTGCCCAGGGAAGGCGGTCACCAAGGAGTGGATCATTCCTCTTGTGGAGGCATGGATGGCACAGAACGATCTGAAAACCCAACTGCGCAACGCCTGCTATAACGGGCTGCGGCCCTATCCTCCGGACGGGCTGCCCTACAACTCGACCTTTGCCTTTCCCAAGTACGCCACCGAGCAGGGACTAGGCGCACCGCTGGCCCTGGCCTTCGACAAGCTGAACATCGGGGGCGTGACCTACGCCGTGGCCGCCTACGCCGGGGGCATCGTCCACTGCCGGGACGGCGACTGGGGCGCAACAACGCACATTACCTGGTAGAGGAGCCCGCCGATGCAACTCGCGCCCGAGATCATCGCCACCATCATCGTGGCGGCCATCACGGCCCTGGTCAACATCGTCCAGATCCTGCAACGGCGCGGGGAGAGCAATCGCCAGGCAGAAGCGACAGAGGGAGGGACCCTGCAGCAGGGCTACGCGTCCCTGGTGCAGGGGATGCAGAAGCGGCTGGACCAGGAGACCGCGCGGCTCGACGCGGCCTACGGGCGCATCGAGGCGCTATCGCAGGAGCTCACCCGGCTGCGAGAGCAGTACGCCAACAACGTGGCCAATTGGAAGCGGGAGAAGGCTGAGCTAGAGGCCCGGATCATCGAGCTGGAGTGCCAGCGCCGCGACCAGGCCAAGCGCATCGTGGAGCTGGAGCACGAAGTGAAGCGGCTGGAGACTGAGAAGGCGGACATCGAGACGCGGCTGTCGTCGACGGAGGCCGGATGACGGCGGACATCCTGGCCATCGCGGACCTGCACGTCGGGAGCACCGTGGGGCTCTGGCCTGAGACCTTCCCCATCGAGGACGGGGGAGAGGCGCGGGCAAACAAGTTCCAGCAGGGACTACTGGCCTGGT